GCTGCTATTTTTGATAATAATATCTACGCATACCATGCCGATAATGCAGCGTTCGAGCCGGGAGCCGGAGATTGGTCCCTATCTGTAGTGTTCCGAGCAACATATTTGGTTGGATCTGATTTGGCTATAGTGGGGAAGTATGTGTGGGATGAGGGTCGAAGCGGGTTTTCTCTCAGAACGGAAGTGTCTGATTCAAGCGCATTGTATTTAGCTATACACACCAATGACTACAGTTCGACCGAAATTGACGTTGGCTGGTCGCCAACGATAGATACTCTTTACCATGTCGTCATATCAATTAACGCCTCTGAACCAAATGAGGTTACGGTATGGATCTCATCAATTGGAGGAACGTTTGGAGATCAGGTTAATGGAACTCAATTCAATCTTGATGACGCAATTCCAGACAACACCGCACAGTTTATGATCGGTCGATCTGATGATGGCGTTGATGACTACCCGTTTTATGGTCAAATAGACGATTTCTATTGGTACAACGGTACAGCGTTAACTTCTACTGTTGCTGAGGCGATTTATGACACATACTAAAAAAAACCTTTTGGTTTTTATCGTTGCGGTGTTGTTTTTTCCGGTCGTTGTGCTCGCTGAAATACTACCGTATAGCCAGGATTTCGATGGGGGTGGTGCGTCCGCGTGGATAGCATCAAATCACTACGTTGATAATGGTGCTTCAGCTTCACTTTCCGAGGGGGGGGGTTGGGGCGGAAGTGACGCGCTATTGCTACTTGGCCCGACAGTGTGCACCGGTGGAAATGGTCAAGACGCTAACATTACGGTAGGATTCTCATCAACCGGTTATATACATTTTCGTTATCTTATAAAACTCGGTACGTCCTATTGGGCGAACTCTACGAGCAGCGGTTGTGCTGGGTTTGATCTCAAACACATTGAGGCAACAGGTACGGCAACAAGATTTATTTCATCAGTAAAAACCGGAGATGGCGAGTATGGACTCTCTGTGTGCAACAACTCAACTTGCAAGTACGAAAATGGTGAGGGATCTGATCCCGATGACGGGAACTGGTGGCCGGAGGGAACCCAGACATTCAACTGGGGCGACTACGTTGGAGAATGGGTGTGTTTAGAGTACATAATTGATTCCGCGTCAACCGGGCTATCCAGCGTGTACGTTTGGACCAGGGATGGAGCAGTGTCGGGGTTGCTAAAACAGTATTATATAGATATTGGTGGCGGGTACACGTCGATAGAACTCGGCAATTATTACAACCACAGGTTGTCGAGCCAAACAAATGCTGAGATGTGGGTTGATAATCTGATTATCACAACGTCCGCGACCCTGATAGGCCCACCCACTGGATTCGTAACCGGAGAAGACACCACCGACCCAACGGCAACAATCACAACCCCTACCTCAAGCGCGACCTACGATAACGGGTACGACAGCACAATCACTCTTGGAGGTACGTCATCTGACAATGTGTCCGTGTCATCGGTAACGTGGGCCTGCCCAAAGTGCGAACCGACCTCAGGGTCTGCCTCTGGTACCACCACCTGGACGATAAATGATATAGGCCTCTCAGACGGCGAGAACGTGATCACGGTGACGGCGACTGACCCATCAAGCAACACCGGTACTGACCAGATAACGGTGAGCTACACGGAGGACTTAGACCCACCTGTAATTAGCTCCCCTCTGCCTTCGGGTTCTCAGGCCTGCGATGAGGACCCGGACCCAAACACATTGCAGGTAACGACAGACGAGGCCGCAACTTGCCGATATAGCACTTCTGATGTAGATTATTCATCGATGGGAAGCACCTTTTCTACAACCGGAGGAACTTCCCACAGCCAAAGCGTCAGTAACGCATGTGGTGACAGCTATACATACTATGTTCGATGCATCGACGGAGCTGTAAACTCCAACAGCTTTTCTACAGAGATAGGGTATAGTGTAGCGGCATCAGCAACGCCTCGTCAGCAAAGAGGAACTGTCCGAATATTCGGAACAGCATTAATAAGATAGGGGGTATCAATGAAGAAATTATTTATTTTTGCAGCAACAATTTTCTGTGTTTTTTCTTTAGTTTATATCGCAAGCGCATCGGAAGTAACGCTTGGTTGGGATGCTCCGGGAAACGCCGAGTGGGGAACAAGGCTCTATATCGGTACATCTCCTGGACAGTACAATTTCAGCTCAGACGCCGGATCAGGGACCGTTCAGTTCACCATTTCCAATCTTGTCCCGGGGGAGACCTATTATTTCGCGGCAAAACACTATTTCAACGGCATGGAAAGCGGGTTTTCAAACGAGGTTGAGTATTTGGTGCCGAGCGAAATCACCGAACTTCCTCCACTTCCTGGAATAAACGATGAAGTTAGGCGATACGAGCTGATCATCAGAAAACTGCAATAAAAAACGAAAGCGGTAACCAAGATGGCAAACGGAGATATCTCAATCGAACAGGCCAGAAAGCTTCTTGTCGGGAAGCCAACAGACGAGCAGTTAGCCTTTATATATCAAGCCATCATAAACCAGAATCAAACTTGCCGCAAACGTCCTACCGAAGTGTGCGACAAACGATATGTAGAAAAATCATGGCTGCGTGGAAAGATAATGTTTTTCAGCGGTGTCGGATCTGCGCTCACCTTTATCGGAGGCGTTACGGTCATGAAAATCCTTGGTCTTTTTGGATAAAATTGACTAATTAGGAGATAGTTTTACACATAGTTCGCAATAAGTGACGGTATGAATAAGGAAAAACCACTCAGCAAAATATGTATCGGCTGCGGCTGTGTCAGCATAGATATTTGGTGCGAAGCGTGTGGCGACGCATATTTAAAACTATCTGTGATGGAGTTACGTAGAATAGCGGACATAAAAGAGGCAGAAATCAAGCATGGGGGAGAAACTTGACGAGCTGATGAAAAAATTCCCGCCAGGGTACGACCAATCATGGAATTTCTGGCTATGTGAGCATGTGCCGCCCGGAAATGCTTGCAAGGGATGCCCCGTAATGAACGAATCTTATTGTGAAGTTTTTGAAAAATTGACTACCGGAAAAAAATTAAAGGATTGCATTGATCAAATCAAGCCGTGCCTAACCAAGAAAGAGTTCAAGGATATTCACGATCCTAATAAATAGGGGGGCAAGTCAATGATACCGAAATGGCCAAGTGTAGACGAATCAATAACCGGTATCGAGCGGTATAAAATCTATCGTCGATACCTTCAAGACGGCGATATCCTCGAATGGGGATCCGACAAGATTATCGGTCGCATGATCAGAATGTTCACCAAAAAGGATGTCAATCATACCGGTGGCGTCATCCGGATGAAAGAGTTCGAGAACGAGCCTGGCGATCGAATCATGACAACCGAAGCTACCGAGAAGGGGTTTTGTATCAACTATCTTTCCAGGGCGCTGGAAGGGTATAAGGGCCGCGTTTACGTCCTCCCCCTAAAGTCACCCGGTCTCGATAATTATCGTCGATCAATCGTCCGTTGTGAGCTCGATATGGTAGGAATACCGTATGACTTCGGAGGCCTGTTTTCGAACATGTTTGGCCGGGTATCAATGAACGCCAGGCAGTTTTTCTGTTCAGAAGGAAAGGCGTTCTCTCTTGACAGCTCAGGCGTCATAACGTTACCACTCAATAAAAAGGGGAGAAAGATAGCCCCGCGGCCGGGAGATTTTTTTAAATTTGGCGTCACCCTTCCCCGGGTTAGAATCTATTAAAAAGGAGGTTTCCATGAAATTAGCGATCGCATCATTTTTGATTTTTTCGTTTTGTTTGGTTGGGTGTGTCAAGGAGGCCCTATTGATTGGTGCGGTGACCGGATGGGCAGTTGTTGAAGTTATGACAGATGACGACATGGAAGAAGATCAAGTCGTTCACACTGGAAAAGTTGACGCTGTTCACTGCTACGATGAGGCGTGTTTCGTGAGTTTCGAAACAGGATCAATGTATCGTATCGATCAAGATGAATGGGGATTTGTCAAAGTGGGGGATGAAGCCACAATAGTGCAAAATAACGGTAAACTTTCAGTTAAATAGATACTTTAGTATCGCTGGGAAAGGGAGGTTTAGATCATGGACTACATTATGGGGATCATCAACGAGTATTGGCCACTGTTTATTGCTGCCGGCGTAGCGCTGGACTTCATTATCGGCAAAATTCCTGACAAGTACGTCCCGTACATAGGCGCACTGAGGCGGTTTTTCGGCGCGCTTAAGGGAAAAGGAAAGACCGGTGAAACCATCTGGGCTATACCCGCCGTTCTGGCCGCAACCCTTGGCGGTCTCGCGCTACTCGGACTTTGCTTGGGCGGGTGCGCTACAAATCCGACAAAGGCCCAACACATTGTCGGCGCAAAGATCATAGCTCGGGAGGCAGGAAACCTCGTTGCCATGAATAACCCTGAGATGGCCACAGCCGTCCGTGTTGGTTACAACATGATCAAAGATGAAGATGGCGATGAATTCAGGGCACTATTCGCAAATGGCCTTCAGCAGATGCTGGCCGCCGAGGGTGTGGCCGGATCGGAACGACTCGCAAAATCAGCAGCTGACCTGCTTGCCGTGTTCGGTTTGGATGTTCCCGACACTGGCATGATCGATGCCGAGTACCTGGAAAAGTTTGCAGTGGGAGACATCAAAGAGATTGCCGTGGCTTTCATCGAGGGGATGGGTCCAGAATAAGTAGAACACTAAGTTTGCCATCGTATATTTTCACGCTTCCCCCTATCCCTACGTTTACGGCTGCGGTCAGCCTATTCCTCAATAGGGATAAGAAGCCGTTCAACCGAATCCCTATTCTTTGTAAAAATTACGTCGTCGTTAATCATCCACATTGCATCATAAAAAACGAACGTGCCGTTTTTCCATTTTGGTGCGAGGTCCGCCCAATTAACGCCTTTTTCGTAAAGCATTTCATGCATGTCTTTTGTATTTTTTTTGTGAAGCTGTTTATGCGAGTAGTAAGACTGAGAAAGCATATGGATTGAATTTCTTATCCAATCCTGCTGTCGCCAAATAAAATAGTTGCAAACCTCATCCTTGGGAACATTGAACGCCCTGCTGTCAAATGTGGCGTACTTCGTTTGACAATAAAAAAAGCACTTTGAAAAGTAAGCAGAGGCAATACCGGCAGAAACGGAAACCATTTTTTGAAGGTTGTAATCAAACCAGGCATCGCTTGTTAGGCGTGCAAAATCAGTTACAAGAATTGATATTTCGTCTGACTGAATATAGGCACACTTCGCCCCCTGAATATTAGCGCATAACTCAACGGCGGTGTCTACCATGCTGTTTGCAAACCAATCGTCAAACGGCTTCTCGCACCTTCTGGTCATGGTGTGAAACGCCTTGCCGTCAAGTCTGATTATTACCGGCATTCTGCGAGTAAGTTTTATCCTATACCTGATTTCGTAGTTATCCTTCATACGATTTCCGATTGAATCTTTATTCACGCCTCCCCCTCCCCGCTATGCGGTTAATGTTGGCTACTCCTCCGGCGCTGGTGGCGTTGGCTCGCCAAGCAACTTAACAGCGGCCTTATATATTTCTTTTATCGTTGTCCACGGTACAAAAACCATAGATTCTCCAAAGCGGAATTCAAATTCACACATAAACGCCGCCTTTGCTCCGTTTTCTGCCGTTAGTGTTTTTGGCATTACAACCCGCCTATCCTCCACCCTCACCGGATCGGATGGGCGGGTGTTATCGCACATCTCGTAGTTTTCTGCGATAAACTCAGGTTAAACATACCATTGGCTACCTTGCGCGTCCCTGGCGATCTTACCGCCTAATTTTGGTGTCTCTGTTTCAGCAACAGATATTCCGGTCAAGTCTTCTCCTGGTATATAATTGCGCATTTCTTGAAGTTTTGTTTTACGATACTTTTTCCATTGCTCTGTCATGGTCGGGCCTCCTATCTGTCATACCCCATTTCTGTGTCCATAGAGTTTAGCCAATAGTCAACCTCTGACTCTACAAACTCCATAATTTCTTTTTTAAGTTTCTTTCTATCACCAATCACACTAAGTCTTACTTTTACAGGAGTACAAAAAAGTTGGGAGATGCCATCAGCGCTTGGAGATGGGTTATCTATTGGATGCAGTGCCATACCAACATAGTTATCTTCAAGTTTTAGGCACGTGCTTCTATCCAAGCTGCTTTGTTGCTCCCTTGCCTGTAAATATAATTTGATTGCGGCCACAACAACCTCCTATTCCCACATATGTTTGTAGTTCCGTAGCTCCGCGACAGGGCACCCAATCTGTACCCAGGCCGTGAATCCCCACCATACAACATGCCTAACCAGCTTATAATCCTCCATATGGCGAAACTTATCATAAAACTTCTTGTCGAAATATTTTACAATATTGCCGCAGTACCAACACGCATGATCATAATTAACTCTCAAGTTAAAATGGCCACAGTGTTTGCAATAATAATTCACAACCTCTCCTATTCCCACATATGACGAAACATCTTATTTGCTTACTTCTTCAATAACAATTCTCTCTGTTTTAGCTTCAATAATGCTTATGTCCTCGTTTCTAATAGTGTCTCTCAAATAAATAAGCGCCGATTCAATGGCTTGTTTTTTAACCTGGTCAAGTGAGCACCCTTTCTGCCATCCACCAGAGGAAAGTATTTCCAGCTTTACAGACACAAACGCTTTTGTTTTCACAACCCCTCCTTTGCGCGGTGCGCGGTTATATTAAGTCGGAAACATCTATGTTGTAAAATTTAATAAGCACCATCATTTTAATAAACGATGGATCTAAAATCTTTCCTGATTCCAATTGGCACAGATATGAATTGGATATCCCTGTTTGTTTTTCAACATCTCTTAAAGAAAGCCCTAATACCTTTCGGGCGAATCTTAATTTTTCGTTCCATTCCACTGTGGTGATTCCTTTGCGCGGTTGATGCGTGTTATTTATAAAGCATCAATTCCGGTCTGAATATCATCAACACTCATACCGTAATGTTTCCAAGCTCCAATGATTAGCCAATGAAGCCTCTGTGACGCTGTTGTATCCGATCCATCATCATGTATTGATGGGACAATACAGTTGCCAAAACGATTTAGCGTATCAACCAGCTTACGGGCTTCTCTGTAGATACTTTCCTTTGAGTACCCTTCTACGGTTTCCATAATTTAGACCTCCCTCGCCCCTCATTTGACCTAATCTTCGCATTTTTCGTGGTAAACGGGCTCCTCTTTCCACCTGAAAAGACGTTGCCTATTTTCTTCCATTATTTCGTCAACCGACTTTACATCCCCCTGTTTATTCCTGTTAAACGGGTTTTGTGTTTGAAAAAACTTGGCAGACCTTACTGCTCGCCTCCCACACTTCGGGCATATTCCGCTCTTTTTGCCGGTTACTCCGTATTCTTGAAAATTAACCCTCGTCATTTTAAGTTGTCTCCTTTCAGCGGTTGATGCGTGATGGTGGTTACTGACACTACGCTGGTTACAATCTACCCTCATAAGCCGCATTATTTATGTTTTCTACACGCTCACGATCGAGAGCTTCTCTCTCGCTTGGTGAGTCTATTGTCATTGTGTATCCGCAACATTCTGGCCATCCGCTCCTAAAACACTCTGCCGAATTAACCCGTTGAGATCTTCCGCATATTGTGCACCATACAATTCCGCGCCTCAACTTCGGATGACAGTCAGCAAACCTTTCGTACATTACACACCTCCCTATCCCCACATTGCCACCGCATACGGGGAGTTAAGCCTTGCCCTTCTTCCGCTTCCCGGCAACCCCGAGAAAGCCTGATTTTGACGGCGGCTGCCGGCGCCAGTACCTGCCCGAGTAGGTGGCCACCAGTAAAGAGATGATCAGTCGATAGCGGTGTTCCATGAATGTTCTGTGGAGCTGGATGTCGTACAGTAAATAGGACCGAAAGAGCATGGCCTCGATAGCTTCGATATCGATAAAAACAGGATAATTCGAAACAACGTATAGGCAATCAGTAGTTCCGACCATAATTGTGGAATCGTCAAATAAGGCTATCATCTGAACTTTCCTTTTTTAATTAATCGATGTTCAAGAACCGATAGGCTTCATCGTAGGCTTCTTCGAATCCGTTTCCGAAGCTACGATATAGGGCGCGCTTCATGTCATTTGGAAGTCTACTATAGCAGTTGAAACAAAATGCGAACCTTGGCTTTTTGGGACGCTCGCAAATGCACTCATCAGACTTGAATTGATCGATATAAAACTTGATGTCTTTTTGCTTTTGGTTCATCGCTAAACCTATCCATCTGTTGGGTAAATAAAGATTCGCCTTCCCTCTCGTCGAATTTCGACACCCGGGACAATGCCCTTGTCGATCCAATGTCGTAGGCACTGGCGCGCAGACGAATTATTTCCGTAATGATTCTTTGTTTTTTCAACAAGTTCTTTAAGGGTGATCCCACCCGGGTGGCGCCGCACCGTCCGCAGTACGCTTCGGCACGTAACCTTAAACGGCGTCCATTGCCCGCCGCCTGCGGTACCGGCCGCGCAGAATGTTTTATGGATTGGGCGCAGTTTTTCACGCAGTAGGCGCGACGTTTTACGGACCACCTGGGGGCGGAGCACTTCGTACATTTCGTTGGATCGGTACCTTAATTGCAGCACGCCAATCCCAAGCATTTCGCATACCCGCTGAACCACGCGGCTTGCCTTCGGGACGGCAATACTGGCCATATTGGCGTGTCCTTTCCATCGGTAGGCCTGGTCGATTACGCGCATGCTGGCACTTGCCTTGCACTCGACCACCCAGGCCACTGGTCCCTGAACGGCAACAATATCGGCGCAGGCTGAACCGGAATATGGTTGGACCTCCTGATATACGTCCCATTGAAGATCGTTCAGATAAGCAATTGCTGATTTGGCGACATCTGTTTCTTTTATCCGTTTTGCAGCCAATTAAACCTCCATCCCCATATCATTGAGGCGTTCAACGGTTTCTTGCCAATCGGCCGGGGGATCGTCGCTGTTGTTCATGTGGGCGATCTCCTGGGCGATGTAATTGGGGAACATTGGATCATAAAGAACCGAGTTCTCTGTTGCCCTTGAAACTTATTCCGCAAAATGGTCAGATACGCCGTGATTCTCAAATTTTATAACAGGCCACCATTCCAATAATTCATAGTTTTTCAATTCGACCGGACCAACATGGTTAGGATCAAAGGCGTGTTTGCCATCCCAATAAAGGCAATGTGTTATGCCATCAAATAGCGATGATTCGACAAGTATTAGCGCTCTTAGCGAAAAGGGGACTTGGACATCGATGCGCTCGTATTTATCGACAATATCTGCTTTCATTCCAGAAACATTAGCGCCGACAACGCCTAAAGTGTAATGGCGAGATGCGAGATATAAATTAATCTCATCCATGGTGAATCCACGATATTTATCGGGGTGTTTAGACCACTCAACTTTGGCACTCCCGTCGTGTCCCACGAATGAAATTACATCTTCAAGCGTTTCTCCTGTGATTGTAGCCGCCACACACGCATAACAAGACCAAACATCTTTTTGCCTAACGATCTCCACGGTTCGCACCCCCTATCAATACTGTTTAATATCGTTTAGCCCCCCACCAAACCCCACCCCGTAGGATGGGGTTCAGTTGAACGCTAACCCACTTGCCTTTTACTGGACCACTGCACTCCATGGTCCCCCAAAATATGACAAGAATAACACCCCCAAGTCAGATTCGACATATCGTCTGAACCACCGGACCCTCTTGATTTTAGGTGGACAACATGGCCGCACCGGAACACATCGAAAAGACCGTCCTCATCATAAAGAGGGGAATAATTTCCGCACCGTTGACAGATACCTTTTTCTCTTTCAAACACCTGCCGGCGCAGGTCGGTCTTTGCCTTTCCTGATACCCGCTTGGGGATTATTTTCGGAAAAGGGGCTTCCGCATAATACTGTTTCAGGTGGCCCCTTCTCTCTCTGGATCGTCTGCTCATGGATAAAGCCCTCCTAATGAAACGACTTGAAATCTATTTTGTGCAGCTCAGGAGAATCGATATCGAACAATCCAAGCTGGCCGCGCCATGGGATAAAGTCAATCTTGCGAACCTGGTTGATCAACAATCCGACCGGCCCGAAGAACCATGGAGATTCAGACCGCCTGACGGCGCCTGTCATATAACCCATCGCAACGACACCACCGGTTCCGAATCCGTTCATTTTCAGAAAAAAATCCTGTTCGTCGGGAAATGACATTTCAGGAATGTCGAGTAAATTACAGTGTTCGGAGAGCCACACATAACCGTCTCTGTCAAATGTTTTCGATGCATGGATTAGAATAGGGCCTTTGTATTTCGGCAGATAACGCCATTCACGATTTTCAACATCTTTTCCGTGAAGAAAAGCCCATGCCCATGGTTGCTTGATGCTTAATGCTTTCATCACCCCACCATCCATGTTGCCGGTATCTCTGGTTTCATTTCAAATCCCTCAAAAGCTGCAGGTAACGGTCAACTGAAGACTGACCTGTTTTAAAGTTCGGTTCGATTCCTACCAGCCCGGCATGGAATTCGAGTGCCTGGGTGATAAACCGGTGACTACGGTCCTGGTGGCAATTCTCATATTTCAAAGAGTCGGTAGGAAACTGAATGCCGCCGTCAGGTCTTACGATCGGATCACCGCGAAGGAAACCGAACTTGCACTTTGTCAACTCATCGACCTTAATAGGGTGGTTCAGGTTATCATCTTCAAAGGCTTGACTGCTGATGTAGTCCACAGATCCCTTGTAGGCGCACAGCTCCCTGTAGGATCTCATCTTCTCGGCGCCGACACCAGTACCGCGGAAACGGACCACCTTTCCCTCCTGGTACTTGTAGCCCTCCATGCGGTCATATTCAGACCATGGTTGCCAGATGCCACCTTTTCTTGTGAGTAGGATGTCGATCATCTATCAATGGCCCAATTCAGTGCTTCGATGATATCTCCCAGCTGCGCGCAGTCCTTGCACCCCTTCCCCTCGGGAGGGGGATTCTCGAGGGAGAGGATACCTTTCGCCCTGGACAGAACCTCGGCAAACTTACTTGGGTTGATTTCGATATCCAGCTGATGGGTTTTAAACTCCATACTGAATCCCTCGGCCGACAACAGGTGTCCCCACACATCCGGCGATGTTTGAGGCTCACAGTACACCAGCGGAATTGCAACGACGCGATCGCCGAAACCCTGCTGTATCCAAGCAGAGGCGTTCTGTTGAACCTCGTACATGGGTAACAGCTTGTCCTGGTTCTTGGTCCATTTTGCCGTTTTGTAGTCCGGGATGACTATTGAACCGTCCTTGTTTCGAATGATGTCATCGGCAACCGTGCGGACCGTGATTCCGGTGAGCGGATCTGTGCGAAAATATTTCTTCCAGTGAGGCGTCGGAAGATAATCAGCTGCGTTTTTCAGCGCCGGGATCCAGGGGGGAGGCTCCTTGAAGTGGTCGAACCATGCATGGACGGCCTTCTTTTGATAGCTGTCCAAGCTTGAGAAAATGCCCGGAAAAATCTGCCACGGCACCTTGAGCTTGTTCTTGATCCAAAAGCACCGTTCGCAGGCGTCCTCAAGCATCAGGGCCCCCAGGTTCTTTGCCGAAATGGTGATATCTAATGGTTTTGACATGATTCCTCCTTTATGGTGTTGGTATTATAAAAAGATTTGCTTGGTGATGAAGTAGTTTTGATGTAACTCTGGCGAGAACTCCACCGCACAGTGATTGCTTGAGAGCACCGACTATTTTTTCAGCCTCTTTTTCGTATAGAGCAGCGGATTCTTTTAGGTCGTTGGATGACGGTATTTCTTCGGTTATGTCAATTACGACACCGTTGACTTTTACGGCACCTATTCCTTGGGCTTTGTATGCTTTTATTTTAGTATCCACGCTATTCTCCTCAGTGCGCGTAAGTAGGTATCCCGGTTAATCTCTGGATCTCCTTGACGAACATATCGGGATCCCCGTTCGATTTTGATATGTGTATCAACCTGATCTCCCTGCATCCTGACATATCGTTTGCCCTGATGAAGTCCTTCACGTTCTGCAGGGAAAAGTGAGAGCGCTGGATCCTCTTTTTCAGGTACGGCTTAATCCCTGGCATCCAGGTTTCGTCTGAATAGTTGCACTCAATGGCCAGGATGTTGATACCGGCGAAACGGTTCTTGATGTAGAAAGAGTCTGTAATATAGAGAAGCTTTTCTCCTGATGGTCCAGTTATGAAAAACCCGAAAGGTTCTGCAGCGTCGTGCTGAGTATTGAATGGAACTGCTTTGAAATTTCCTACACTGAATAGTTTCATGGCCTCTACCGGATGGGCTTTGTGCCCACTTACACCGAGACTTTTGAGGGTTCCTTTTGATGCATAAACATCGACCGACTTTTTCATGATATCGTTGATTGCTTTACAATGATCCTTTCGGTCAGTGCTCATGAGAAACAAGACAGCCTTGCATCTCATGAACTTTAAAACCTCCTTTCTCAGATATCTTTTTGATGGGTATTCCGCACTCGATCATCAGTTTATGTCCTGAGTCCTCTATGATGTAGCAGTTTCCCGAGCTGCCGCTAGCGAGTGACATCATTTTCATTTCGATTTCTTTCTATTCCAATAGGGGCTTTTGCATTTCGGGCATATCGTGATGACCTCTTTTCTTGGAGTCCATTTGTGTCCGCACCTTTTGCATTTAAGTTTTTGGAGTTTTAACTTCATTCCTTAAGGTACCCCCTATGAGTAAGTTTGTCAGCAGCTATAATAGCTTTTGAATTGCATGCGCACCCCTGGTCACTGCGTTGCCAAAAATGCTTGCAATTGAGGCAGTTTTACGAAGATCAGATATCCAAACAGCAACCCATTTACGAACCACAGTGCGGCGTTCTGGAATGGGAGCGGAATGGATTCGATCTTGCCTTTAAGCTTGTTTAGCATGTTACCCCCTTACGTGCTTCACATATGCATGACAGCAGATAGCCCTTTGATTCGTTGGAATTTTTCTTTAATGTCTATAATTGCGAGGACTTCATCCATGTTGCAGCAGATATAGTCCAACATTTTGACCATCAGTTCCGGCTCGCCGTTTTCAAGCAGTAGGATGGTGGTTTTACCCGCACCGGCACCCCACCCCATTTCAAGTGATGCACTGCGCCCGAACGGTTGAACGCCGACGAAAATGTCTGCCTGCTCCATAACCTCGAAATCTGATTCGTAACCCGCCTCTGCAATAGGATGGCTCAAGCATTCCCTGTACTTTTTAGGTGTCCACTGCTTCCAGTTCGGTTCGATCTCCGACCAGTGAAACCCCTGGTCACCCTCGCGCGGATTTTTGAAGTCGTAGACCTCATGCCCCGCTTCTCGCAGAGCGGTTATCACTTTCGGCTGGATCTCGTTTCGCCAGCTACTTGCGACATATATTTTCAAAACACCCTCCTTGGTTCGAAAAACCTATCCCTACGTTGTTGGCCATGGGGTCCCACCCACCATTACCCGTCCGGCCGTGCATACCCACTCGGCTATTGTCTAAAATGAGGGCTTGGGCTTTCCCTGCCCTGTGTCCTTGCCGCTATCGTCCTCGTTCTGGTCCACCTGTTCATCGTTTTCAGAGATCGCCCCATTTTCGGACTCTGCGGCGTTCTTCTGAATGCCCATATCTATCAGTTCACCCTGGTTCGCCTCCTTCTCGATCTCAGATTTGTAATCGATCTCGTTATGGCCGGCATCCATGGCCGCGTACTCGTCGGCTTCGACCTGGGAAAACGAGGCGTTTATCTTCTTAGGATCAAGCACGATCTTTTTTACCGTCTGGTGCACAACCGTTTTGAGTTGCATGTCAGCCTCGTATGGCCCCCAAAACTTGGTGGTTCCGGATTTCGACTTGGCCCTGTTGAAGTCGGCAACGGTCAGGATGACCAGCTTGTTGAGTTCGCTGTTCTCGTACATGATGTATCCGAAGCCGCCGACAACTTTACCGCGGTCGAAAGGTTTTGGGATCTCAAATTCATAAGACTCAACCGCGTTGTCTATCGATTTTTTGATGACGGCGAACCTGTCGTTTTCGTGAACCAACTCATAGATGATGTCTACCGGAGGATTCAGAGCCATTTTCCGGTAATAATAATCCTTTCCGGCGTACCCCACGCGCAGATCAACGTCATATTTTCCGGTTTTCCCGTTCAAATAGGGGATAGGATGGATATGATTCGGGATAAGCGCGTCGAGGCCGAGTTCAATTCGATGCATGGAATCGATAGCCAGCTTAGCAAGGTTGGCGTTTTCCCATGTGATGGGCAGGTTATTGGGGTTCTTCTTTGCCCTGTCGGTATCCAGGGCCCTCAATTGGAAGTCGATCTTCAGGAACATATGTTGTGCAAGCCGGCGCTGGTATCCGTCCAGGTTCACCTTGCCGCCGTCCTGGGCGTACTCTTTCATCACCATGTTGGTGAATCGTTCAGATTGATTCAGCTGGGTTTTTGTAAGGGCATTTTCCTCAACCGGTGGTTTCTCGTTTTTGGTTGCCATCTCTGTTTTACCTCCCTTCAAATCTGAGTTCTTTATCTTTATCGCTGACAATAAGCCTGATGGTCTGGGAGCCAGACTCAAGCAGCTGGGTGACAGACTCGGCATTGTCGACGAACTTGACCATGCTGATGCCGTAGAAAGACGATAGTACGTTTTGGATATCGATTCCGACGTTCAGGCGCGAGGCGTTGTTCATCGTATTGTACTGTACGCCATCATGGGTGGCCACGCATACCGGCTCAATACCTCCGTTGATCTGCTTTTCGAACAGCTTGAACCTGGTGATAAGGAACTTGTCGTTGATTGAATCCTCGATCATGCGGGTCTTGGCCTGTTCGAACTCTCCAATCAGGTACAGCTCATGTTCCAGGCGCTCAAACTCCTTGGCGAGATTATTTTCCTCGTCGCGCAGTTCCTCTACGCGCTTTTCGGAAGTGGCCGCGGCCTCTATTTTCAGCTTTTCGGCCTTGAGATCGTCGAGTGCCTTTTCGGCCTCGTCCACTTCGGCCTGTGCCTCTGTTGTGTCAGGCGAGTCGACCTCTTTTATGTGGTCGATCTTTCCCTTTATCGTTTCGACAGCGCGCTTCAGATCGTTGAGGGTCTTGTCGGGATGCTGTTTTGGTTCGACCGGGGCAACCTCTATGATTTCCGTGAGGGCTTTGGAAAGGTCCGATTTCTGGCTTTCGAGGGAAACGAGTTTTTCGTTGATCTTCTCCAGTTCGTCGAGGCCCTTTTTAAGAGACGCCTGGCGCAATTCAAGGATGGCTTTTTTCTCTATTCCCTCCTCGTTTATTGCCTTGAATGTGTCGGCCTGGGCCTCGTTGAACTCGGCAAGCGCTTTTTCACTGGCTGCCTTTTGATCCTCCTCCGGTATCGGTTGGCCGCAGCGTGAACATATGCCCTCAACGTCTGGAACGAACGTCTTTTCAGCTTCCGCATTAAACCGGGATCTCAGTTCAGCCAGATTCTTTTCTAATGAGGTTATGTCCTTTTCCAGCTCGGCGTTTTTGTCCTTTACCTCGCGCTGTTTGGCCTTCTGGTCCGATACCTTTTTAGAGGCGGTTTCGACATTTTTAGTTGCCTTGTCGATTTTCTCCTGACGCTCTTTGGCGATGGCATCCACCAGAATCTGGTGATCTTTTTTGAGTTGAGTCTCCCGGTCGATTACGGAGGCCTCGGCCTCGGCCAGCTTCTTTTTCAGGTCCGATATGGCGCCCGCGCTAAGGGCCTCTTTTTTCTTCCTGAGAACCTTGTCGGCCGACTTGATCTCCTCGAGGACCGTATCGTAATCCCTGAGAGAATCATCCTTGTCGCGGGTGCGCTCGTCGATCCTGGCCGGTATCTTGTCCAGCTCCTTGTTGATTTTGGTTTGGCGCTCCTTGGCTATTTTGCGATGATCGTCAAATGATCTCTTTTTGAGGATTTCGATCATGGCGGCATAGCCCGGGTCCAGTTCACCGTCAGGAAACATCCGGCGAATGACATCCTCGTCACTCAGATCAACTCCGCACACCTCGAAAAGGAGCTTTCTCCTGGCCTCTTGCTGGGTGCATTTCTTGCCGTTGTAGGTTGTCAGCACCTCGTTGAAAAATCTCGGGTTGGTCAGCAGCTTGAACGTCAATTCGGGGCAGATATCATCGACAACCCTTTTGAATTCCTTCTCCTGCAGCGGCACCCCGTCAACGTAATAATCGTTTTTGTTGCCGGTGAAGGTGTCATGGGCATCACCGCGATGGCGCACCCATGTTTCGGTGTGGACCTTTTTGAGGGATTTTTCAACTCCATCGATAATCAGGACGGCCTCAACCATGTGCTCCTCGTCACCAGATACCACCTCCCCGTTTTCATCGACCGTTTTTATCTGAAAGTTCGCTTGGTCGAGAGAGTCCTTGTTGAAAAGGAGCCAGTAGAAAGCGTCGGCAAGGCGGGTCTTTCCACTCTTGTTATCACCAAAAACATCGGTGTCATGGCCGTCCGGTTCAATCGTCAGGCTGCCGCCCTTGAAATTTTTCAATGATAGTCTTTTTAGCCGAATTTCCTTCATCCTGATGCCTCCTTTTTTTGTTGTTGATCAGTCCCATGGCCAGGTTTATCGGGCCGGAAAACCTGGCCAAAGCATTGATCAAGCAGCTTCCTGAAACCGACGCATATGGATTGAGCGGAAATACATCACCTGATCGTATGTGGTTCGCAGCGTTTTGGCGAATGTCCGGAAATCCCTGAACAGGATCTCGTAATAGTCTTCCATTCCTTCCGGTGGCGCGAACTCAAGTTCTTTCTGCTCATGGTACGCGGGCCCGTCGAAAAGGGTGTATTTGTCCTTCTCGTTCACCTCGTCCAGCTTGAACTTTATGCCCACTTCAACGTCAATCGCGCCGGATCGATTGGACGGCTTGAACTTTACCGGAAGGCTGACAGGAAGATCACCCTCGCACTTCGTGTAAGCCTCGTCCATGGCGCGCCTGTTTTGCCTGAGTTTTCCGGATACCCTTTCGATCACCTGTTCTATAATCGCGTTGTTGATGCTTGCCATGATATATGGCCTCCTTTTCGGTTAATTTGTTTATAGGTCAATAATCAATCGGGGTGATTAGCGGGGCCCACCCGTTGTAGGCCCCGCTCTCCGTAAAACCTTCGCTTTTGGCTAATCGCCCATCAGCATCACCCCCCATCGCCGCCAGCTTTGAATAGTCGCGCTCGGCCGGCAGCATCATGTTGGTTGGTACGAGCGCGAAAAATATTCCGGAGATAAAAAGAATTGCTATCAAAATAAGGTTCCACTTGTTGAAAGGCACAAATGCGTGGTTGGCGATCCAGGTGGCTTCCTTCTGCCTTTCGGATTTAACCCGCCTGATCTCTTCGTTGTCGTCCCTCAAAGACGATCTGAAAAACCAGGTCATGAGTGCAACAGCTATCCCGATACAAGCGATTGTGAAAAACGTTATCTCAATCATGTCCTTTCTCCTTTTTCTGGTAACCCAAAAAACCCGCCCACTTCCACCCACTCGCCTACCTTGTGGGCGGGTTCGATTGACTACCAGCGCACCCTATTCTTCCTGCTCGCGCAGCTTCTTGGTTGGCTTAAGGTATTCATCCAAGACGCTCAGGATATGCTCCACCTGCTTCTGTTTCAATATCCCCGGGAAGGGGTGGGAATATATCCTCATCTGCCTGATACCGATGACAACGTTGGAGATTTCGTCGTCACGATCGTATATTTTGTGCCAGATGGTCTGCGCCTTTGGTAGGGCCAGCTTCAAATCACCCTTGTTGCGGACGACATCTGATTTTCTGATTGTCATGGGCTCCAGGGTGTTCACGATCATTTCGTTTCCCCTCACCATGTATTCGTACATCCCGCTCTTGGCCTGGGTGAAGCCTTCAGTGGCTATGGCCGGCGTCGATGCCACGACCAACATCAGCATGGCGGTCAAAAAGATGATTCCGGTCATAAATTTGATTCTGAAAAAAGTGTAGTTCATTGGTGGTCTCCTTTGGTTAATAGTTGTTTTTCGTACAAAAATTCCCTCATGTCAGTGTAGTAGAACTTAGGTATAAACCGCATTGCGGCTTCCCTGAAAAGGCCTGCAGGAACATAAAGATATTCCTCCCCGATCGTTGTCAGTGGAAACTCGGAATCGGAAGGCACCACGTTAAAATAGTCGTTCAGTTTTAGATACGTCTTTTCTTCGCCGTCAATAATCATTGCTTGAACATGAAAACCAGTTACAGTGCTACCGCTTACCGCTACAAAGGCGTTTTCGATCTTCAGATCTCGTTCGAGTATGGTAATGATGTTCAGTGCCTTATCTACGCAGTTCCCATGTGCTATGATTTCTTCATCATCTGAGTCTTCAAAGTAATAAATTACATCACCTGTAGATGGAGGTGTGGTGTCGGTGTCGTCTGCCACGTTTGTGGCGCCTACGGCCAGCGGCTTCCAATTGCTATCTATCTGTGCAATTCTGAGCTCTCCGTAAAAATGAAGCATGAAGACGAATGAAATTACCAGCAAAACAACAGTTACAATGAAGGCTATACACCAGAAGGTTTGAAGCCTTTCTTCTTCCCGGATTATCTCTTTTTGCTCGGCTATTCTGAGTCGAAACCTTCTGAATGCATTGGCGGTTTTTAAGTCAGCCATTTTTTTACTCCCTGGTTTTAATTATCCTAACTGGATTTCCTGGTAACGGTTACTCTGTGTATCCCGGCCAGGCGGTGCTTTGCATAAAAATAGTCATCCGGCTCTTTGCTCAAAGTAGGCCACGCAGGAACATAGTCTGTACCGCGAAGTTCCAAAAACACCTTTTCGATTTCTTCCACTTCTACGGTGAGGCTGTACATCTGGTGGATGGAGGTCTCTATGGCATCAATTACCTTTTTGGTGTCTGGGATCAACTTACCCTCCTTACAAAGTTTGGGGTTAAAAGGGGCTATCTTCTTCTATGTATGGCTGTATTAGTTTTTTGTTTCTCTTGTAACAATAGCACCATAGCTTGCAAACTCACTCATCATATCCGCCGAATCTTTATCGGATAAGGGTGTTTCTATTGTGCTTGGTACTGAGTCTACAACATCTTTAGCTTCTTTGAGACCCAATTTTGTAATGTCCCGGATCAACTTTATGCATTCAATTTTATTGTTCCCGCAGTCGTGTAGTGTTAAATAATAGAGAACCTCGTTACATTTGTTGTGGGCTCTAACAAATGCGGCCGGGTTTGATTTCGCCATTTCTATTTCAACCGCGCTTAGGGATGATGTGTAACTTCCTATTATTCCGATCACTTGCTTATAATAATTAGCGCTCATGTTTCCTCCTTGTTTGCCGCCCCCTGTGGTAGCGGGGCGGGGGTGTGTAATATTGGTCACCATGGGCTCTATATGTCGTCGAAAACGACCGGCAGCAATCCGCGCAGTTCATCCAGCAGAGGAAGCATGAGCGCCCTCATCTGAGGATGAGCTGCTTTTGCTGTTCTTAGCTTGAAAATGTGCCGCCACTCACGAATATTGGCTTGTACAACGATCTCGGTTTTGAGGCTGTTGGGGAGCACTTCGCGTGCCTGTTCAGGACGCCATCCGAGTTGGCGCAGTCTTTTGTACTTTTCCTCGGCCTGCATCAAAGAGTCGGTGAATGCTGCCCACGCCCTTGATTCATCGGTGTTGCCGGAATATTGGTTTAAATCCCAAACTGGACGAATAAATTCCATTTCTGACTGATAATCGACATATCTGGTACTCTCCTGGGCGAACGAACAAAGCCGGTGCCGCACCAGTTCGTGTGTCACTCCCCGGTTGGTGACGAATTTCACGATGATTGATCCAAATTCGATCATGGCGTGGTGTCCGCGCTTTATGAGCATCTCAACAAACGCTCCCGCCGAGTTTACGTCAATACGATCCTCGGACTTGTAGCAGGTCCGCCCAGCTCTCTCCAAGGTCTGTAAAATACCGTCTGGTACGCTTAAAATCTCATGTGATTGATCGATAATTTTCATCTTTATTGCTCCTTTTTGTTTAGGCCCGAAAAACCTATCCCTACGTTATCGTTTAAATGCCGGAGTCAGGTTTATCCGGCTACCGGGATTCCCGCCAAGACTGTATACGCCTTGCGTCCCGTATTTTGTTGAGCTGGCTGGCGGGGATTCGAACCCCGCATGGTTTTGGGCGCTTCGCCAATCCGTGGTTACGGTGGGAGTCAAACCCACCGGCTCGTTAATGTGTTTTTTAGAGTTTTTCACCTCTCCTTGTTACCCTTTCTGGTCGCCCCACACTGGAAACTAAAACCTTAGCCCTGTTATCCGTCTACCCTTTCCGGCACAGCCAGCTATCTACCGGCATCGGTTGGGATGCCGTTCTCAAACGCTATTATAGTTATAGTACTCCACAATCCCTGTTATAATCGGAGATAAACAGTGCTCTTTGAAAAAAGTTGCGCTATAGCCGCTTTTATAAACAGAGGCCTTTTTGTAAGAAACACAATCCATTCGGCACTCATCGCGCAATAGTGGACAAAAACCAAGTGGTTCGTTAATATGTTCGGAAAGCTTTTTTTCAGCATATGCTAATTGTTTTCCGTATGAATCTGTTTTCATGCCGCTCCTTCCTTAGTTGGTTATTAACTCCCGGCTGCCCACACGCATATATGGGCAGAAAGCAGGTAATGACCGGTTTAAACGACGCCAAGCGATACGCATTTGTCTCTTATTTTAGCGAAGTCTCCAACCCCATCACGAATTTGTTCTCTCGTTGTTGTCCCTTCGAATACCATCCTCCAATCGTCGGGCATTTGGCTTTTGGCATGGTCTATCATACCAATAAACACTTCGGCCTCCTCCGCGCTTTCACAGTTTTTGATAGCCTCTATCGACTCCACTATTGTTCTTAATAGCGGACGAACGATAGCAATCTCCGCCATTGCTCTCATAGTTTCATTATCCATATGGCCGTCGTCAAACATTTCATACCTCCTCGATTGGTTTGAACTCGATGATGGTCATATCGGGGCAACAGAGTAGGTTATTCGACGGGTTCACAAACCCTTCCGCACCCGCACTGCGGGCATAGAAACACGGGTTTCTGCCCGAACTCATGAAAATATTCGTCGTCACTGACAACCCAATCTTCTTGAGTGTATCCGCAATAGCCACACTCGACTTGGAATTCCATATCTCCTCTTTGGAGATCGTTAAAATCTGTTGTTTTCATCTCTAATCCTCCTTGGTTGGTTTAAACTCGATTATGGTTAGAATATTTCAAACATTTAATTTGATGTCAAGCGGCAAATTATAAAAAATAACGATTTGACATGTAAATTTTATCAAACCATTGTATTCACTGTATATAAATTTTTAAAAAATAATTATTGACATTGTGAATCAATTGGAATTAGTATTGAAACCATGAAAAATCCTACCTCTGAAATAATAAGAAAAAAGAGAAAGGCTGCTCGCCTCACTCAGCGCGAGCTGGCCGGCATTATTGGCAGGGCTCACGAAACCATTTGCCGATACGAGAAGGGTGTGATCGATCCACCTTCGTCGGTCCTATATCGTATTATCGAGATTTGCGACCGGTTGTCTGGGAACGGGTCATAGAACAACATAATCAAGGAGGGGGTATGAGACAAGACTTACTTAAACGAATTGAGCCATTTTCAAAAGGTTGCTTTTCTGGCAATGTTGTTGATTGGCCTCAACTAAAGCCGCTTCTTAAAGACATTCATAATTATCTTTCAACCGCGATTGAATACGAAATCGAAAACGGCGGGGAAATATCCGCTGGTCTACTACCATACTCTGAAACCGTTTGCGTTGTTGTGGAAAGCGGCGACCCAGGAGGAGATGATGGTGAATTCGCAGTTTTTATGCAGGATTGTTTAATGGAGTGGTTTGACGGATCTGCGGTTGAAATTATTACAAAATATTAACCCACCGCCCAACCACACAACCAAGGAGGGGGCGCAGTAATGGTAACTATTCTTTTTGGGGTACTCGGCATACTAAATGGGATTTTAATGCTACTTTACCAGTTTGATGACCGCTACGAAAGGGCGACCTTTCACGCCGTTTTGTTAATCGGTTTTATTTTGATGGCAAAATCGTTCGACTAATACACCAATTAACCCCTTGACACCACCCAACCCTATAGGGTACGTAGGATTATGCCACGCTACAATATTTCAAATATAGAAATCGGTTCATACATCGTTGACCCTGGGGGTTCTCCCTATTCCCTCCTTGGCGTGGCAGCAGGGCGCGGTGTGTGGGCCGATTTGTGTTTTTGAGGTGCGCCATGACAAAAGATAATTTCACACAGTTTCCAAGGAGTGTTGTGTATGAGCTCAGATAGGCGTCCTTGGTTCTCATGGTATCCTAGAGATTATATTGCCGATGAAAAGGTAAAGGCTTTATCTGATGACGCAGAATTAGTGTATAGACGGGCGCTCGACGTTCTTTGGCAATCAAATGATCTACAATTGCCCAACAATTGCTTGAAACTTGCTAACCAGTTGGCGCGTGGTTGGTCAGCAGAAAGATTCGAAAGTGCGTGGAATGAGATACAGACACCAGGCTTTGAGATACTAAAAACAACCGAAGATGGACTATGGGTTTACTCCAAGAGGTTGTGTAAAGAGGCAAAAAAGATTGAAAATATTAGCAAAAAAAGATCTGAAAGTGGGAAAAAAAGGGCTAAGCAAATGTTCAGCAATTGCTCAGCAAATGACAAACAAACGCTGAGCCATACAGATACAGATACAGATACAGATAATAATACCCCCCCCATATCCCCCCTAAATGGGGGCGGTAGGGTGTCCTATAGTGAATCATTCGAACAGTGGTGGTCTCATTACCCAAAGAAGACCAACAAGAAGGCAGCCTTTAAAAAATGGAAAACGATCGGTAAAAACAAAGAGGCTACCGTATCGCAACTTGTGGACGCCATTAAGAATCAAGTTGAAAACGATCATTTCATTGGCAGAGATGGCAATGAATATATTCCAGCGCCTGACGTTTGGTTGAATAAAGGCAAGTGGATGGACGAGGTGGTCAAAAAGAGTTCTGGATCCGAAACTAACACACCACACCCAACTACTTACGCCCAATGCCAGGACCTTGAGCGCAGGCAGATGGCCAGGGCCACGCTCGAGTACATGGAGGGATGTAACGATGGCGAAATTGACGGAGAAAATGGTTCAGGCAGAACTGAGTGCATTGAACATTGCCCTGACGGCCAGGAAGACACCTGACGAAATTCGGATACAGGCCAGGGTGTTTTTTGGAGATTGCTCTCATATGAGCCATGATCACTTCAAAGAAAGTATAAAGCGCTGCAGACAGGCATCTCCTTATTTTCCGACACCTCACGATGTAATTTCAAAGTATCGCCTCATAAAAAGCGAGTCGGCCGCAAAGGCAGCAGCCCAGCTTCCTATGCCCGACAATATTCCGGACGAACAATTGGAGATCAACCGAAAGGGCATCGAGTCTGTCAAGAAAAGGCTTGCCCGAAAATTTGATATGAACCGATGAAAATGCAGTGATAGGTTTCAGTGGCTTGAATTATTACAACGACAACGACAAATTTTCAGTAAAATGGCTAAGGTGTCTGATCGAGTCAAATCTAATACCGCACGGTGAAGTCGATGACAGAAGCATCACAGAAATCAAACCAGCAGAACTTAAAGGATTTAATCAATGTCACTTTTTCGCAGGCATTGGAGGATGGTCTTACGCACTTGCATTGGCTGATTGGCCCAGGAACAGACAAGTGTGGACCGGAAGCTGCCCATGCCAGCCATTCAGTGTCGCGGGGAAAGGCGAAGGAATTAGAGACGATAGACACCTTTGGCCCGCTTTTCGGTGGCTTATCGCGCAATGCAGACCTGCAACAGTATTTGGAGAGCAGGTTGCGAGCCTCGATGGACGTGAATGGCTCGCTGGAGTACGTCTTGACCTGGAAGCGATGGGATATCGATTCGGGGCCGCCGATCTGTGCGCTGCGGGCGTCGGCGCGCCGCACATACGGCAACGACTTTGGTGGGTGGCCGACTCCAACCAGCAAGGAAAAAGCTGGTGGGGAATACAAAGACCCGGAAAAAGCTTTGAAGCGTGCTCTGGGTCCGCATGCAAACGATCTTCGGGATTTTGCGCAAATGGCGGGGTGGCCCACACCAACAGATTCAATGATGACAGAACAGGACATGGCACAGGCGATGACGGCCGGAAACAGTCTGAAACGAAAGGGCTATCAGGAGTCGAAGATTTTTTCGGGATGGCAGACACCATCCGCAACGGACGGAAAGAGAGGAGGAATAGGGATCACGGATGGAATGACAGGGCAGAGTCTTACCCAAATGGCGAAAATGACCGGTTGGCCGACCCCAACAGCAACGGATTCATCAAAGAGAGGGAGCGTATCACCGAGACCTGGGATGATGGGTTTGTCGGAAACGGCCCCGCTTTCTGGGAAAATAGCAGAATCGTCATATGTAGGGACGGAAAAAATAGACGGATACCGGCTGAACCCCGCTTTTTCCCTTTGGCTGATGGGTTACCCACCGGAACTGTGGGCCTACTGCGTGGTGCCGGAAATGCGATCAATCCATACGTTGGCGCAAAGTTTATAGAGGCGTTTTTATCAATTCAGTGACCAAGGGTGCGAATTAAAAAAAGGGATTTATCCATGAGATATCCAATAGCGAGAGGAAGGACCAGGCAGCCGAAAAACGGCCCCAACAAAACAGAGCAGGAATACGCCGATAGGCTTGAGCAGATGCGAATGTGTGGTTTGGTTTTGTGGTACGGATACGAAAAGATAAAGCTGAAGCTGGCCAACAGAACATTCTTTACAGTAGACTTTTTTGTGATGAACAAGGATAGAGAGCTTGAGGCCCATGAGGTCAAGGGTGGATTCTGGGAAGACGACGCCAGGGTAAAAATAAAAGTGGCTGCTGAGCAGTTCCCGATCTTTAGGTTTATAGCTGCCCAAAAATTACCTAAGAGCAAAGGCGGTGGTTGGAAAATAGAGGAGTTCTGATAGGACAAAACGGAGGTTAATTAATGAAACACCACAGGAGGAAAAAGATGTTCAAATTAAATAACATCAAGAATACGATTATTTTTTTTACAGCAGCCTTGTCAATCAGCATTCTTTTTGCTTGCTCATCACCAGCTGAGGTCAATGTAGCTGACTATGGAAATGATGATGAGGCAATTTATGAGGCAATATCTATCGTCGCAGAGGGTGGTATTGTGAACCTTCCTCCAGTATCATACATAAACGAGCCGATACTTGTCGACAAGAGGGTAACGATTCGTGGAGAAGGTCACACAATGTCACTTTCCGGAGGTGCCGCAACCATTGCATATAAGACAGAATACTGTTCAGGGCCGGCGTTCATCGTAGTTATTGACGGCGTTGTCGTTGAAAACTTTTATCTGAGGGGAGAAACAGGGAACATTGATTGCGGAATAAGGGTTAATGCATCAAGATTCACTGCTCGAAATATGACTATATCCCACATGGGAAAAGACGGCCTAAGAATCGGAGACGTTGAAAATAACTGTAATTATTGGAGATTAGACAATGTTTATACTGTCGCAAATCTCCAGCACGGGATTCATATTCACTCAGACTACAGAAATGCAAATTGTGGTGTCGCAACGCTGTTGATATCGAGAGATAACGCGGTTGACGGAGTTCGCCTCGGAATATGCACGGGTAATATATTCCAATCTGTAAATTCATCAGCAAACGGCGGATATGGTATCAGGTTCGGTGACGATGCCAGGGGAAACATAGTTATTGGTGGCAATATCGAAAGAAATGCAAATGATGCTCAGGTTAAATTCGATATCGGATCTTCCGGAAACGTCGTCAAGTATATGAGACTCGACAACGGAGCATGGTCAGACAATGGGAGCTTGAACGATATTGGTGTTGGTTTTGATTTGAGGTGATCTATGAACTGACAAAATATTGGAGGATTAACCATGGAATTAATTATTATAATGTCATTATTTTTTGTGTTTATAGGGTTTTGCTTTTTTATGATCGCAAGGGCTCATTGGGTGTATGATCGTCAGATTGAGTGGAATCAAAAAGTTTACGATATGAGGAGTGCACTAATCGGCCGAAGAGATTACAAAACTCTTGTATTGTATGGATATGATGAACTTTTCGGTTCCATTATGTCATTTAATAAGATGATGTTGTATTTCTGGAGGTTCGATCTTAAAAAAATGGTTGTCGATTTGGATAAGTTTAACTTTGTTATCAATGGAGGTAGACCATGAACGAGCAATTACAACAAGCATTAGCGGATTTAATCAACAAGGGTGTTCAGAGCGCCGAAAAGGCGGGGGATTTTTTGCTGTCGGAGCTTCCTGGTGTGGTGCAACAGGTTATGGCGTGGAATTTCGTGTGGAGCTTGATTTGGTTTTGTTTGGGTGTTTTTTTAATTCCTGTTGTTATCTGGGCAAACGTTAAAATTGTGAAAAAAATCGAAATAGAATATTGGGATGGGAGTGATTGGTTTCTCGTTTGTCTTGTTGATCTTGTTTTTCTTTTCCCAAGTGTATTATTAATATCGAAAAACTTTGATTGGCTAAAGATATGGCTTGCGCCAAAGGTATGGCTGATTGAATACGCCGCAAACCTTGTAAAGCAATAGGGGGGGGTAGACCATGACAGACAAAACAGACCAAGAATTTTACACAATGGAATATACTTGCTCCAACTGTGGGGCGTCTTTTCAGCGCCAAGTTCCAAAGGGCGAGGTGGCTTGGGGTAAAGGGGGCACTTGCCCTTATTGTGGATGTGTTGACAAAAGGATAAGTGTGGCTGATCGGTTCAGATACAAAAGGCCAGCGCTGGTGAGATGGACTAATATGTACGTGGTATTACCCCCAAATAAAAAATTTTTTGTGCGGTAAAAAATGGAGGATTGGATAATGACATACAAAACAGAAAAACAAAGAGAAACAATCGAGATAGACGTCAAGCGGTATGAGGTGTTTTGTGGGTGTAATGATGAACAAAGGGCATACCTAACAAGGGGTGGCACAGCTAATTGGGAGGGATCGACAAAGTGCTCCAAATGCGGATTATGGAAGTGGTACTACCCCGACAAACCACTTACCGAAAAACCCTACGCAATGGTCCCGCTCGGTGACGAAAGGAAAATGGCTCGTGTTAATTTCGGAGAAGTTTTAGAGGGTTACAATGAAAACGATATTAAGGTTGGTATAAAAACAAAATATACAGAATACACCGGAAGATTCTGTGGATTCGATCACGAAATTGGGTATTTTGTTTTAGATACATACAATTACGGTACTGTAAAGTGCAGATTCTGCCGGCGACTAAAACCAATACCACCGAAAATCGATATGCTCACACCGGTATACATAAACTCAAGCCAACGAGGTCTATTCACCGGTTTTGATGATGATGGAAACCCGACTATTGCTCGGATTGAAACTGTACCACGCATCCAGCTTCCGGACGGAACTTGGTATACATCGTTAGAAAAAAACTCTTGATATAATAAAAAATCGCATTTAAGATATAGGCTATTCCTTCATCCCTGGTTTCGGCCTCTCGGACCTACATAGGCCGGGAGGCCTTTTTTTAGGAGTTTAGATAGCATGGTAAAGCGAGTCGATTGGGTCCCTATAGAACGCGAGATACGCGCCGGCCAACTATCCAACCGAGAAATTGCCCGTCAATACGACATTTCCGAAACAGCTATCCGAAAGAGAATAAAATCAAGAGGTATAAAGAGGGACTTGTCAAAGCGGGTGCGAGAGGAGGTTCGCACAAAACTGGTTCGCGGAGACGTTCGCACCGACAATGCGAACACAGATTCGGTATCAGATGATCAGATTGTTGACGAGGCGTCTGACAGGGCATTAAGTATTGTTAGGTCACACCGTAAGTCGATCTTAAGCGGAAGGGTAATAGCAAACCAGCTTTCAGACCAATTGTCGCTCGTAGCCGACAACCGCGAGGCCATAGAGCAGGCCATAATTGACGACACTCCACCGGATGAAAACGGAAAGATCGATATCAAAAGGCGAAACGCCATGTTAAAGGCGGTCTCGCTTCCTGCCCATGCAGGCGTATTGAGGGATCTTTCTGTTGTTTTGAAAAACATCATACCCCTTGAGAGACAGGCGTTCAATATAGACGAGACTGCAGACAGCGACGGTCCGGACGCCGTTTTGATTTCGTATCGAAAGAAAGACCAGGATGACGAAAAATAGCATACCGAATTTCGATACCGAAATAGCAAAGTTTCAGCCTAAGCAGGTGTCTGCGCTTGATCACCTTGACTCAGGAATGATCAAGTTTTTGCTTTATGGTGGTGCACTCGGGGGTGGGAAAAGCTATTTTCTCAGGTGGTACGCAGTTCGCAGGTTGATGATTTTGTTCTCATGGGGGTTCAAAGGGGCGGTAGGAATGATCGCCTGTGAGAATTATCCTTCACTGAAGGACAGGCAAATCTCTAAGATTGGCGTAGAGTTCCCATCTTGGCTCGGAAAATACTACGACAAGCACAAATTATACAGCAGCTGCTTCATTCTCGACAAAAGATGGGGGTCTGGTGTAATCTGTTTCAGAAACCTTGACGATCCAGCAAAGTACGCATCATCCGAGTTCGCATTCATCCTTGTCGATGAGCTCACCAAAAACAAAATTGAGGTATTCACGTTTTTAAGAACACGACTCAGGTGGCCAGGGCTTCCAGACGTTGAGTGCCAGTTTGTCGGGGCTTCCAACCCGGGATCGGTCGGCCATGGATGGGTAAAAGCGCTTTGGATGGATGGAGTATTCGGAAAAGAATGGATCGAGCCTATAGATTATCGAGGCATGTTCGCATATGTTCCTTCGACCGCGGCCGACAACAAATATCTTGGGGATGATTATTGGGCTATGCTTTCGTCGTTGCCGGAAAATATCAGAGAGGCCTTCAAGGACGGCAATTGGAATGTGTTTGTTGGTCAGGCCTTCCCCCAATTCAATCGAGAAACCCACGTTATAAGGCCAACTAAGATACCGGAAAATGCCCCGATGTACACCACGTTCGATTGGGGGTACGGGAAACCGTTCTCCTGGGGCTGGTGGTGGGTCGACACAGACGGCAGGATATACCGTTTTGCTGAGTGGTACGGGTGGTGCGACATTCCAAACGAGGGTTTGAGGCTTTCGGATAAAGATATTGCAATCGGAGTTCTTGAGCGTGAAAAGCAGCTTGGAATAAAGAGGTCACAGATAACCGCAAGTCTTGCCGGACACGACTGCTGGAATAAGAAACCAGATTATAAAGGCGGCGGCCAGGGACCATCGACCGCAGATGTATTTGCGTCTTTCGGTATTTACATGACGCCAGGAGATTCTTCCAGGGCATTAAAGATCAGGCAATTCCGAGAGCGCCTACGGGTTCCAACTGACGGCAGTATGCCGATGATGATGATCAGCAATACATGCAAGCAATTTATCAGAACCATAAGCGACCTCGTTGTCGACGAGAACAATATCGAGGACGTTGAAACAGATGGCGAAGATCACTGTATTGCGGGTGGGACGATGGTTTGCACACCATGGGGGTTGATCGCAATCAGAGATCTTGTCGGCACCCATGGTCTTGTCCTAACGGCAGGTGGGTATTGGACGGATTTCGACGGGTGCAGTCTCACGCGCCGCGATGCAGAAACGGTTAAAGTCTCTTTTTCAGATGGTAGGTCAATAACATGCACGCCTGACCATAAATTTCTAACAAAAAAAGGATATTGGGTTTCTGCAAAATGGTTGCTTGACGAAGAATGCCATGATAGTATCGGCCTCAAAAAACACATCAAGGAAGCGCTATCATGCGGGTCAAAATCATCAGCGATACAACGCAGGAGTTTGACGGCAAACGGTACTGGTTGTGCGGGTTCTATTATCAACGCAAAGGGTCGAGGCTACATCGGGCAGTTTGGGAATACCACAACGGCCCTATCCCCAATGGAGCACACATTCACCACCGAGACAAAAACAGATCAAACAACCAGCCAGAGAACCTCGAATGCAATCGGTCCACGCGACACATGTCGTTACATGCCAGGCAAAACGACCATTCGTCCTGGCAAGCCTCCATGCGTCAAGGCGCGGCGAAGTGGCATAGAAGCGATGCGGGCCGCGAATGGCACAAAGAACAGTACGAAAAACACTGCAAGAAGGCTCTTAACCAGGTGGTCCGAAAATCATGCGAATACTGTGGCACTGAATTCGAAGGTAAAAAATACGCCCGGTTCTGTACTCGCCGTTGTCAGCAGAAGAATTGGTACGAATCGCAACGATCTGAACGGGAGTGCTCCGTTTGCGGTGTGGCGTTTATCGGAAGCGGACGCGCTTGTTCGAAATCTTGTGCTGCAAGACTCGCATGGGAGAAGCGCAAGGGTTGTTAGCGTAACCCCCTCTGGACGACAAGACGTTTATTGCCTCAATGCCGCCATTACCCACGCATTTGCTGTGGAGGGCGGCATTGTTGTTCATAATTGCTACGACGAGGCGGCCCTCCTGTGCATGTATCGGCCGCTTAGCCTCGAAATGCCGGAAGCGCCAAAAGCATCTCATGACAAACGAATCGAAAACCTTTACCGCGGCGACCAGGACGATTACGAGGAGAACGCTGCATACGAGCAGGAATGGGCCATGAGATACCTGGGGGCCGGAGAAAGCGACATAGACGCGGAGGAATACGACGATGGAGACCTTGTTAGGACAATATAAAGAAGCCATCCTGCTGCTTTTCCAGCTGGGGATCGTGACATTCTTCCTTCTGCTGGGGTATGTTCTCGGCAGAAACTCAGCAGACCGGCCAGTTGTTGCTGTTCGCCGGCCGCGGCCGATCATCGATGACCAGGTATATGACGATCTATCATTGAGTCCGTTCGATGAGGCCATGCTTGATGACGAGGAAGACGAGAAAAGGATTGCGACGGCATGAGCAATATACTTAACGGGATGATCGGAAAGCTGGGGGATGAGCAAATCAGTTTTGTCGTAAATAGCGCTTGTGAGAAGGGAAATGCGTTTATAATCGACACGAACCAAATTTTTGGACACGGCCTTTCCGGTATCAACATCAGCAAGGCCATGGGCCGTCCTCGCTTCGTGTGCGTCGCCAACAACGAAAAAGAGCTGGAAATCGCTAGAAATAAAATCATGGAGGCCGATAAGTGAAAATCCATTGTGAGATATGCGCCATCAGGGATCCGGTAACAGACTTCATGCGCCCGGGTGATCATTCGGTTATGGCCACCGCTAACGGGGTTTACCTTCCGCTCAAGGGGGCCATGTTCGGGTCTCCAAACCCAGAGAGAGGTGTGCCGGCGCCGTTTCCATCAGCACAGGACTGGAAGGATATGATTTGCCCACGATGCCGGCGCGTTCCGTTTATGTTTCTTCCGGAGGACCTGGATCGATACAACAAGCAGGGTGGTCCCGACAAGATCTTCACCGACGAAGGCTGGAAACGCCTATATGTTCGAGCAGACTACCCCTCGGATGATGATACGGTCTGGTACATTGCTCCTGATGATATTGATGAGGACGGCCAGAAAGAGATGGTCGTTGCCGAATCAGAGATGTCAGGTATTCCCGGTAAAGAGGTGGCAGATAAGTGTCCGAAGTGCGGAAAGCTTGAAACTGAATTCAAAAGCAAATCCGGTTTCGTCAACCACATAAGGTTTTGCAAGAAGGGCGAATGATGGACGATAACGTACCGACAATAAATCACCAGCAAATAGAGCTTATACCACCGGAGGGGCATGAAAACGTAGGCTACACTGTTTTCGACATCCTTGTCGAGATCCTTGAGGACAAAAACGAGCTGGGGCTTCCGGAAAAGTGGAATCGAGCATCAGAGCTCACGCGAAACAAGCACTGGAAGCAAAAAGCCGGAAAACCCGGGCTTGTCACTGCCAACCTGCTTTTCAGCCACCGCCAGCGAACCGTCAACATGCTGACCGACAACAACCCGACGTTCAATGTTACAAAGCTCGGGTCTGCTGATGGAAAAGAAGACTCTTATGACGCAATTCTAAGAACTAGTGAACACTGGTGGAGAGACCAGGAGCAGCAAGACATTCTTGAGATATCTGTCGGTAATGCTGAGGAGCAAGGTGCTGTTGTCGAAAAATGCTCTTTCAACAACGACATAGAGTTGTTTGGTGAGGTAGAAACAGAGACCGTTCCTCTGTTCAACTTCGGATTATACCCTGTCAAGTGTACCAATGTTCGCAAAGCAGAGGCCGCACTCCATTACCACCCTATGTCTTTAAGGGCTGCAAGAAGGAAGTGGCCTGAAATGGCAGAGCACATTGTCGCCGACAGTGAGATCCTGAAAGAGATAGGGGATCTTAGGCGTGAGATATCCGCGAGCGCATCCGGAAAGGACAAAGGTTATCTGTCAACATTCGTTTCTGCCATCAAAAACATTGTTAACTCTGCCGGAGACGGAGGCGAGGAGGGTGACGAAGTTCTGGTTGTTGAGGCATGGGTAAAGGATTACACAAAGGTTCCGGGACCACCTAATCTCGACGCAAACGGAAATGTAGTTGAAGAAGTTATGGTTCCGAAATACACCGGCAACATCAGAAGGATTCAAACCTGTTGTGCCGGAAAGGTTGTTCTCAGCGACATGAGCAACCCATCAATAAATCCTAACCTCCCCATAGAAAAAGCGGTCAACTGTTACCTTTACGATAAATTTCCATTTTCTTTAACTCCAAGCATAAAAAACGATGTCAGCGCCTGGGGTATGTCGGACTACGAGCAGCTTGAGCAGCTGAACGTTGAGGTAAACAAGTCTCTTTCTCAGGTTACCATGATGAAGGATAAGGCCAGCCGGCTTAAAATCATCAACCCGAAGGACTCTGGAGTTCCGAATACCGCCTTTACCAACCGACCGGGAATCCTCCGTCCCGCAAACGCTATAGTCGCCAATGCGATCAGGTATATGGACCTTCCTAAAATACCGGGAGAACTTATTACGGTGATGGATATCTATAAGGATTTTTTCTACACCGTTTCAGGTTCTTTCGAGATAGAGCAGGCACAAAAGCAAGGCCATGAGGTTATCGCCTATAAGGCGATCGCTGCACTTCTCGAGCGCGCATCTACAATGCTCAAGGGTAAGATCCGAAACTATTCTAAGATGATCAGGGAGCGAGGAAGGATGTTCGTAAGCCTCGCACAGAACTGGTACACAGAGGACAGATGGATATCATACGAGGAGGATGGAACTGACCAGACAATGAAGATCGGTTCGTCTCTCCTTCTTGTTCCTGCAAAGCTAACGGTCGTGTCTGGTTCGACAATGCCCCGTGCGAAGATCCAGGAGCGCGAAGAAGCCATAGCGCTGTTCAAACTCGGTGCTATCGACGGAGAGGAGCTATTAAAGCGCCTTGAGTGGCCCGACAGAAAGAACCTTACCAAGAGATTGGCCATGGGCCCATTGGGAGATCTGCTTAAAAAGCTCGGCGCGCTGGGGGCGCCTCCGCAGTTCCTGCAGTACCTGAAGATGGTGGCTGATGCCGACATGAAGGAGATCGAAAAGGCACTCAAAACCGGCAAGATGCCCACCATACCGATGATGCTCCAGGCCATGATGACCGGAAAGGATTCGGCTGCCGAGATGGAGAACGCTCAAAAACAGATCGAACTTAACAAGCAACAGTCCGAAATAATGCTTAACATCGAAAGATCCAAGACCGAGAAGGTTAAGCAGATAGTTCAGATAGCAGGTATTCAGTTCGACGCCGAGACAGTCCAGCAGAACTGGACCAAGATAGACGCCATGATCACCGACAACAGAGAAAAACAGCTTCTTGGGGGGTTCAATGCCGGGGTGAAGGCTGCACAGGGAGTCAAATCCGATAAGGGCCCGTACAACGAAAGCGGTATGGGATCGAACAACAAGGTGTAGGGAGGCACCTTCATATGGATTCACTCGGAAGAATAAGCTCTGTTCTTATGTGTGATGCTGATTGCAAGCTAAGAAGCGGGGGGTTTTGCAACCTAAAAAGTGTTAAGGTTGGTAAGCATGGGGTGTGCGAATATTACACCCCAGAAAAAAAAGATGAAGGCGACTCCGTATTTCTTGCCGTAAACAATGGCGCCGTTGAAGGGTGGGAGCTCATTGAGGCAGACAGCCTTGAGGCTGCCATAGATCTTTTGAAGTCCGGGAGAAGCCACGGCCAAGAAGCAAAGATTGTGAAGGCTGTCGATATTTTTCCTGATTGTTCGAAGCAAGAATAAAGGCGTGAAAATGATTACGCTCCACAGATATTTAAAAACATGCAATCCTGTCAACGGTAAATATGCCGTTATGCCTATAGGCCTTATGGATCTTGAGGGTAATTTTGTGGCATTTAAAACAGCAAAATATAAACTGGTCGCTATTTTAGAATCAGCCTACCCTCAATTTAAAGTCTATGTTTATCGCCTTGATGGTAGAACCGTCGCTGGTGTTGAAGGTTTAAAAATAATTGAGTCTGATGATTTCCGTCGCGAATTTGGATATGGACGCAAGGAGGTCTCCATTGCCAATCTACGATCATGAATGCCCAAAATGCGGCAAGATATTCGAGGCCATCGCCGGAATTGAGGCCACCTCCGTTCCTTGCGAGTGCGGCGCTCAGGCCAGCCGGATCATATCGTGCGGACGATGCTATACCGGCAATGAAGATGCTGATTGGCTGAAGTCCGTCCTGGAGGTGGTCGACAAGGAAAACCCGAGCCCTGCCACCCAGGAATTCATCAAGAACCCGAACAGATCAAATTACAGGGCCTGGATGAAGTCAGAAGGTATCCGGCCGCTTGAAAATAACGAACCAATGAGGCCTCAAGCTCCCGATATGTCGAGGGTGAACAAAGAGGTTTGGCGTAAATTTCAGGAAAGGCACAGGATAGAGATATGAGAAAAATACAAATCAACGGGGATTTTCCCATCATCGAATCGGCAGTAGGGCGCGACCGGTTTCTTGCCCAGCAACATCTCAACAACACCGGGAGAGGATATTTCAGGGTAGTCGACACTCAGCGCAACGGCATGGGTATTGAGGCCACCGTGGATGGTGAAGTCCCCTCAACAGACAAGATCGTCCATGCCGCCGCTGCCGAGCGCCAGAAGCTTATCGACCAGATGATGGCCGACGATGACCTTTACGAAGAACCGGAGGTTCCGGCCGAAAAGTTCTCCAAGGCAAAGGATGAGGCCGCACCGAAACCCAAATCCAAGAAGAAGGCCGCCAAAAAGAAGTCCGGGGGTAAGGCAAAAGCCAAGTGATGGATGTTAAGGGTAAACTGAAAGATTTGGTTGACTTTATCCAGCGTGTTATTCTACAAAGAAAGACAGGCCGGATAGAGATCCATCTATCTCAAGGCGGCATAACCAGGGTGGACTTCAAGGAAAAGGTGATTTAATGATAGACAACCCTTGTGTTGCAATGAGCCCGGATTCGGAGAGCATATCTGTTGTTCCCTTGTGGGGTAAGGCTCCGACATTGCAACAGACACCGGCTAAGGGTAAGTGCGCCCCCCGCCCAATGCCCGACCAACGGGACGCCGGGGGCGGTTATAGCGGAGTCTAACGGGCTGCCGGGACAAGGGTTGTCTTCCATCAGGCTACCAAGAGGAGTAACATGATACTCGACCCGCACATAAGACAGGTTGTCAATGAAAGTGGCCGACGCGAGATTACAATCGACATGATCACCGAGGCTGAAAGACGGCGCGCCAATGGGGTGCCTGTTTTCTTTACATTCGCATCTCCGAGCGATTTTGTTTTGCAAGCTTTTGAGTATCTCAGGGAGATGGAAGAAGAAATTTATAAGTCGTTCGAAGTCAGTATGCGCGACATCGGATCAGGTCCGGCTCAGTTTGGACCTACCGAAGAATACCTCGTCCAAATTGAGGCCCAAAACAACCAGCTTAGAGAACGATGTTATGCGGTAGGATCTCTTGGCGGTGCAGTTGAGCCTGGATTAACTGAACAAATTTTCGGTTTCGATTTAGGGTTTTAGGATGGATGACTATCGAGACATGGAGAGGGCATATAAGGCAGAAGAAACAGAAAGCCTTTCCAATATTGGAAACAATGGAGTGACGGTTTTCTTTATGGTTTCGACGCCAAGCGAGTACATTTTTAATATATTAGGACATCTCAATGAGTTACATGAGATTACATCTTTCGGTGACCCAAGTTGGTTCACAATAAACAATGTTTTAGCAGAACAAGCACAGTGGGCGCCGCATCAAAAATTGTGGACAACGTTAATCGAAAAGGCAATATGATGTCTGATATTGAACAAATATTCAAAAACTACAAGACAATCGATAACATAGCAATATCAGCGTGGGTGCGTTCACACCTAAAAGGGCTTGAAAGTGATGATGACAGGATGAAGTTCTTAACGTCTCTCGGTGTGTGCCTTTTTTGCGGTAGCACATACTTGCCATGTCACTGTACAAGGTGTGATTAGAAAATAATATAGGGTCTTAACCCAACCTAACATAGGTCTTGGAAACCCGAATTGGAGATTAAATCTCTGGTTCGGGTTTTTTTATTGGTCGACGTAAGCCGGGATCGCATCCGGCACCAACCCAAACAAAAGGAATTTAAAGATGGCAGAGCAAGATCAGGAAGCGACGTTAAACGATCCCGGAACCCCGTCAGTTCCGATGGAGTCAGGCGAGTTTCTCAGCACTGCAGAGTTTGAGGCGCCAATCCAAAGTGCTGAACCCGAGGGCCCCGCGAAAGAGGGTGAAACCGCAACCAAAACTGACAGCGCTGAACCAGGCAAAAGCAAAGAGGATGGCGAAGGAACCCCGAAAGAGGACGAGCACGGAGACATTCCGTACAGTCGATTCAAGGAAAAGATCGACCAGCACAAGTCTGAGGTAGATCAACTCAGACAGGGTTTCGAGACCAAAATCGCCAACCTTGAGGGCCAACTTGAGATCATCAAGGCCACAAAGCCGTCGACAGAATCAAATGACGGCGCAAAACCTAATTACAAGAACATGGCCGCCATGTCGAAAGACCAGCTTCAGGATTGGTTCGATGACGATATGGTTGGATTCATGGGAAACCTCGCTGCACAAATCCAGCACGAAACGATGGAGACCTATCGGGCAGAGCACGCAAAGGTTCAGCAGACCCAGCAGCAGGAAGGCATGAAAGAGAAGTTCAACAAGAACCTGGAGGCATTCAAGGAGGATCACGAAGATTTCGAGCCGATGATCAAGGATGGTTCGCTAAAGAAATTCATTGATGAGAACCCGGGTCACAATGCCTTTTCTGCTTACCATGCACTGACCGAAGGAAAGCGCGAGGAGTCCGTCAAACAAAAAATAGAGGATGCCGTTAAGGAGGCAACCGAAAAACTCCGCAAGGAGTTTGAGCAAAACATTAAAGCCAAGCGCGATATCCGCAGCATAGACGCGGGACCGACACCGACAACGGTTAAAGACTCAGAGCTTTCCGACACCTCCAAGCGTGGTGGGCTTACGTCGGTACTCGCTGATCGATTAGCCGCGAGAAGGCGCAAGGCATCATAGGAGAAATTAAAAGATGACACTCACTTTTGATGAACTCGAATCAGTCACCAACGACTATTTCGCTGCAGACGGCGGCAAGGCGGTCGATCTGTACTTTTACACCTCTTTTCTGCTCAACTATCTGTTGAAACAGAAAAAAGGTATCATGGAACGCCCACCGGGAGGCGAGAAGTTCCGCATCCCGCTCGAGTACGACGGCCAGGAAGCAGGATTCTACGGCCGTGGAGACACCATCAGTTCGGATTTCCGCGACAACATCAACGCGGCCTACTTCGAGCCGAAGCATGCCTATGGTAACGCCACCATCCTGCGCATCGATGAGCTGAAAAACAATGGCGAGTACGCCGAGGTTCAGCTGGCTCAGTCAAAGGTTGCCGGTGCCCAGAAGTCCATTACCTCCCTGCTGGCGGGAAGCATCTATGACCTGCCTGGTGGAAGCTCCAAGCGTCTCACCGGTCTACGGGCATTGTGCAACGAGACCGCAACGACAGCCTATGGCGGCATTGCCGAAAACGATCTTGCCGCGGCAGATGGAACAAAGCCGTGGGAGGGCAAGATGACCTCCACTGCAACCACGATCCAACTCAATACCCTGAGAACAGGTCGAAGTGCGGCCAAGCTGCGCGACGGAATGTACGGAAAACCCAACCTGGTTGTCACCACCGAGACCAATTACAACGTCGTTGCCGATATCCTTCAGGCTCAACAGCGATTCACGGACGGCAAGGAAACCGTCAAGGCCGGCTTTACCGGTTTGTGGTTCGAGGGGATGGAGATCTTCCCCGACGATTACTGCCCGGCATCCCATATGTTCTGGCTGAACTCCAAGCACATCGGATTCGCGGTTTACAAGACCGGCATGTTCATGCGTTCCAAGTGGCGCGTCGTTCCCGACAGCCCCGATGACAAGACCATGAAGATCTATTTCGACGGGAACATGGTTTGCAACAACCGCAAGGCCCATCAGGGGTACAGCTCCATCAGTTAGGCTATCGGTACCGGCCTTACATAGGGTATAATTGAAACCAGGGATAGATTACAAAATCAGCCAAGCAACACGAAAAAGGAGAGCAAAATCATGGATTTCAAGCCTCTAAAAGCAACCCGATTCCTTCAAGGTCTGTATGCCGAATCTGCGACCCAGAAAGAGGAGTTGGGTACCATTCGAAGAATGAGGGACGGCCGAGTTTTTGTATATTGCAAAAACGGAGCTGTTGCACTGGCCCCGGGGGCCGTATGTGCATCCGTCATCACCTCCGGAATGAATGAGCAGACCGTTACCGTGGCTCATGCCATCGGCACCGAACAGGTCACGATTACCGACAGCGGATCTGGAACCGCCGCCAACGCATACGCTGGTGGTCGCCTGGTCGTAACCGCCGGCACCGGCATTGGTGAATCCTACGACATTGTGAGCAATACCGCCGCAACGGCAGGCGCGACATTCACCTGCCAGATCGAGCCGGGGCTTGCAACTGCCTGGAGCACTTCCGACACCGATGTCACGCTCTACAAAAACAAGTACAATGGCGTTGTCGTCAACCCGACTGACGGCCAGCAGCTCCCGGTATGCGTTCCCCAGCGAACGATCACCGCGAGCTATTATTTCTGGGGTCAGGTACTTGGTGATGGTGCCATGCTGATCGATGTCGCCGGCGCCGCAGCCGGTCTCGAGCTGGACGAAAAGATCATCAATCCTTCCTTGAACCACGCCGGTTACGGATACATCGACGGCACTCCGGATGCAGCTGCGGTACTTGCGGGCTATCGTCATATCCTCGGGTATATCATTGACGAGGCCGATATCACCGACAACGAGGCTGTCTTGGTGAACATCCGTATCGGATATTAATCCAACATAGCCGGCAGGAGAAAATATTATGGCATTTGAATCAGCAATCACACAACGTCCAATAGCGGTTGGTAACAGGCGCTGGGCATGGGGAACCTACACAAACGGAAGTGGTGACACTGGTGGAAACATCGACACCGGCCTCCGGATGTGTGAGGCCATCTTCCTCCAGCCTGGCGGTTCTGCTGTTATCGCCACCGCACCGGTAGTCAACGAAACCCTTCCGATCGCCGGAAGTGCCATTACTGTGGTGACGGCCGACGATGAGGATGGCACCTGGTTGGCCATTGGTTACTGATGGACCAGGCGACGATTACCGAACTTACAAGGAGGGGCCTTAGAAACCCTCGGTTCTCGTCTACAGATATTGAGGCGATGACCCTTCAGGGTGTTCTAACGCTCGGTAATGAGATCAAGACTTGTGCCCCCTCGTTCTTCAGGGGGCGCAAGATCCTTACCTCTTACACCAACGTTTTTAACTGGCCGGATGACTGTCAAACGGTCCTCAACGTATTCGATTCCAGGACGAACTCCACTGCGATCACCGACGCTACCAACGCAAGCCCTATCAATATCGAGGCTGCAGACCATGGGCTTGTTGATGATGACATTGCATTCATCTGCGATGTTGGCGGCAACACGGCGGCCAACGGTCTTTTCAAGGTAACTAACGTCGACGATGACAACGTGACTTTGAACGGATCCACCGGGAACGCCGCATACACATCTGGCGGCTATATCATTAAGTGGGATCAAAACTCTTTCAGGAAGCTGGTCAAAAAGAACGCCGAGGCCCAATCATTGAGAGATAGGGGCCGATGGTATCCGGAAGGAAAGACCGTCGTTGTCGATTACATCGACTTTTCCTATGACCTCATTGTCGATTATTCACAAAGACCTGATTCGATTACAGATATTCCTTCTGAGTACCATATGGGGTTGGTCGGATGGAATGTGATGATGCTGTTGAAGGTCCCTATGCCGGATTCGCCGGACTATGCCGATCTGTCTCTTTCCTACAAGGTCCACCAGGCGCTTTTTGCGAGCTCGGTAGAATCCATACGGTCAACGCTTCTTGCATCGAACGAGGCCGACGAGATCACAGACCTGGAACATTGGGATATCATATGAAAAAATTACTCTTTGCCGTAATGGCAATCTTTGTGTCTGTTTCACTGGCCATTGCCGGCTCTCAGCAGACATCATCCACCCTTGCATCGACAATCATATCCGATGTCCGTTCAGACTATGGTGACGCTACCCTGAACAACTTCTCGGCCGCCGAGATGCTCGAATACCTCAACGAGGGAATGGTAGACCTGGTAAACAAGTCTCATTGCCTTGAGGATACAGAATCGGTCAACCTTATTGCCGACACGATAGAATACACACTTTCGACAGCTTTCATTGAGGTTTTGGCGGTTCAGTACAACGACGCGAGCGGGGCCGTTTATGGGTTGAAAAAAGGTGATCCATCCATGGTCGGGCTGAAGTCTGACGAGGGGGATATCGATGGTCCTCAGTTCTGGTACGAATTTGAAGGCAAGGTAGGTATTTATCCGGTGCTTTCGTCTGTTACGACAGAAACCTGTACCGTTTACCTTGTCAAAAGGCCGGTTGATATCGCGTCCAATGTGGCGATCACCATTCCCTCTATATACGAGACTGCTCTCAAGCTCTACATGCTCGGCAGGATGGCCCTTAAAGACAGAAATGTTGAGATGTACCAAGCTGTAATGAGCCAGTACAGTTCAGAGCTCGGATTTTACCGTCAGGATCTTCAGGAAAAAACAAAATGATAAGAAAGCTTTTCATAATTTTCATTGCAATTGCTCTGTCATTAGGTGGCTTTTTTGTTTTTTCGGGATTTGACAAGGCAGACCAGATATTCTCATTCAGGTTCGACGGACGATGGATGCCCAGTGTAAACCCGTTCAGTGTTGGCGCAAAAAATTATGTAACCCTTAAAAATCTCAGATATGAAGATCAGGGACTTGAAACCGTTGACGGCTATTCTGAAATTAACAGCACTCAGATAGACACCCCGGTAAGCGGTTTTCATTTTTACAAGGAAGGCGAATCTCATGTAGTTGCAAAGGTAAACAATTCAGGGTCTTACTATCTTTATGAGAACACAACCGCCATACCTGGTACGGGTGACTTTTCCGGGTCGAGCCTTTACCAGGTATCTGACGCAGAAGGTTATTTCACAGATGGCCCCGCAGGGACCATGTTCTATGTTGATGACCAAAACGCATTGGTGTGGGGTGGAGATGAAATACGCGCTGCAGTCGTTTTCACGAGCGAAGATAGCGATGGAAATGACGCTATCGATTACTCATCTGAGCTTTCCAACGAAATCGAATCAGAAGCGTTAGAAGTCGACAACCTATTTTCAAGCGTTGTTCTTTTGCTTCACATGGAAGGCGTTGATGAAGCCAGTACATTCACGGATTCGAGCGGCAGCAGCCATACAATATCCGCTAATGGTGGTGTGAATACAAGCTCTGATTTTGTGAAATTCGGAACGACATCTGCAGAATTTGATGGCCTTGGAGGTGTTGGAAATTCGTCTTTGAGTTCTGCCGATAGCGCTGATTGGAATATGGGAAGTTCCAATTTTGCAATAGATTTGTGGTTTAGGAATTGGCAGGCTCTGTTTCCAACCGGTGGAGACAAGGTCGCCCTCTACGAGCAGTATGACGATTCAGATAATTATTATGGGATTTATCTAACTGCCGGAACGAACACAACCATAAGCTTTGAAGTCGTGTCTTCCGGGACAGAGCATGTATCCATATCCCATGAAACAACAACAACCGGATGGAAACACATTGCCGCTACCAGGAGCGGCAATACATTTACGCTTTATCTAAACGGAACATCCGTGGGAACCGACACCTATGCAGGGGCTCTTCCAGATCTGTCTTCTATTATCACGATAGGGTATGGATCAGAAACGGCCTCCTATATGGATGGCTATATTGATGAGTTGAGGATCACAAAGGGATCTTCTCGGTGGGCGGGTAACTTTTCAGTTCCGACAACACCAGATCAAGAGGCGGCTCAGACATACTTTTTTATAGGTTCGCCGCTCAGAATCAACAGCTTTACTCCGTATTTTTCAAGCACGAACATCGCATCAAGTTCGCTTACCGTATCTGAACTTTCAGGATCGGTTTGGTCTGACCTTACAGTCACAGACAGTACAACCAACGGAGGCGTATCGTTCGCACAAAACGGAACGGTTTCATGGGATCTTTCCAACTATGCAAAGCAAAGGTACATTAACGGCAGGGTTTTATACTGGTATCGCGTTCTTCTGAGTTCCGGCACGGCCGGAATATATAAGCTCAACGTTGGAATACCAATACAGCCGGTAGGAGATGTTTGGAACGGGTCCGAGAGAAAATGCACGAAATTCATGGTTTTAATGGATACCGTTTACAAAGATTATACCTTCTTCGTCGAGTCTGTTGATAGCACGAAAAATGCTGTTTACGCTGCAGAAATAGGTGGCCTTGATGACGCCGGGGATGCCATTTTTCTGATGTTCGATGAAAAAATAATGGGCATCAACGTCACAATGACATCAGAAAATGTTAATTCTGCAACTGTTCAGATAGCAAGCATAAAGTATTGGAACGGAACCGAATATGTTAGTGTAGGAGAATTTTACGACGGCACATACGACGATGACGATGACTCCACGTTTGCAAAATCTGGCGTTATTAGTTGGTCTCCCCCTGAATATCGCGCAGAGCAACCAATAGAAATTTTCGGAGTAAGGGGATATATTTACAAAATCACAATAAACGGAACGCTGACGAGCGATGGAAACCCAGACGAAACAACTATCGATTATGTCGGCGGCATAACGTCTCCGAAAAACATAACCGGGTATGACTCGGTTGCATCATATGGTGGAAGGGTACTTTTGATCGACGGAAACAGGATCGACTACTCGCAGACCGACACGCCATGGGTGTTTAACGGAATAGACTCCTCCAGGGATGGAAAACTTTCGATCTATATCGGAGATGATAAAAAAATTACGGCAATCGGAACGCTTCACAACAGGTACGGATCAAATATTATCCAATCCCTTGCAGTTTGCAAACCAAACGAAACGTTCCTCTTGTCTGGGTCTCAACCCTATATTTCATACAACGATTATTTTGTAAAAAAAAAGGTGTCTTCTAACATCGGTTGTCCCGCTCCAATGACGATGAGAGAAACAAACCTGACGGTCGGAGAAGATGGCGGCATACTGAGAAACGCATTAATGTGGCTCGATTCTGCAGGTCCTGTAATATTCGAAGGAACAGTTCCTGTTCACCGGAAAGAAGGCATAGAAAACTATTTTGATCCGTCAGAATCAGAATGTGTAAACTACAGTTATATTTATAAAGCAACCGCGTATGTTGATACTATTAACAATGAATACAACCTATTATTTCCATCCGGAGCTTCAACGGTCAATAACGCATGGCTCGTTTATAATTATAAAATAGGAAAGTGGTATGAGAAAGTGCCGGCAGCCTATCCGGTTTCGACATTCCCGGTAAGGGACGCCAACGGAGGAGTCTATAATTATGGTCTGTTGAATGACGGAACCATGGTTAGGCTCGACAATGGAACAACGTGGGACGGCACGGCCATTGCCCAGCAGGTAAGGACAGGAGAGTTCTCCCCTCCGTTCATTGACGAGATGGGAATATGGGGAGTAAGCCATATATCAAAAGTAAAGATCGTTTCAGAGTCGATAACAGAAGACCGCGATATTACCATAAGCGCCTATCCGAACGGATCTGTTTCCGCAAAAACAATAACCGTGCCGCTCAATAGCGGTGGAAATATTTCAAGAAACAGCAGGGAAGATACGTCATCTGGAGGAACGTATCTACCCCTTGATGGATATACTCATCAGATAGACTTCAGCGCAACAACATCTTCAGAAAAATGGAACCTTATTTATTGGGGATTCCAGGGACACGCGATTAGGGAGGACTGAAAATGCTGAGAAGAACGCCCAAGCTTACAGACGACATGATACTTGCCAACGCATCCCGTTCAAGAGAGAGCGGTCCTGCCGTGATCGATACGACTCCAGTTTTGGCAAGGCATGCCGCCCAACAGGCGGCAGACAGAACGGCTATGGAGGATGCCGGCCGAGGTTTGTCCCTTCAAAGAAAAAGGCTCTCCCAGAATGCCGATCAGTTCGGTAAAACGATGCAGATGCAAAGAGACACCCTGAACACCAATAAAAAGCTTTCCGACATTTCGAATATTATATCCGGAGCAGGTCTCGGTTTGTCAGCAGTAAACTCTTACCAGAATCGCCAAAGATCTTTGCAAAGGCAAAACAAGATAAACGAAATGATAAAAAACACAAAGCGTTATGGTTATGAAACAGATATGTTCATATCTGATTTCATATCCGCATTACAATAATAGGGGGACCCATGAATACCCAACTTTCAGCATTGACAGGTAGACGGCCGACATTCAGCTATGCTGATATAGTTGCTGCCGAAGCACCGAGCGCGAAGCAGACGTATTTCAATAATTTGCAAAGAGAGCTTGAGGAAGAAGCGCTCAAAAAGCAACAAGATCAGTTTCAAGAGCAGCTCGATCTTCAGCAACAGTACAATGATGACATGGCAGACCAGGGAAATATGTCCAACCTTTCCGCCGGGGCGTCGTTGGCTCTTGAAACATACCCCTATGTGAAAGATACGGGAAGCTCTCTTGCTGAAGGAGCTGGAAAGCTTTACAAGTCTTTGTTTCCGGCAACCGACCCAGCAGTTAGCGGGGCCATGGAGGGGGCCGAGATCACATCCGGTCTTGGAGATGCAGCGCCTGCGGTTTCCGATCTGATATATGCAGAGGGTGGGGCAGATATAGCGCCGATTGCCAGTGGTGGCGGTGGTGCTGTTGATATCGGTGGAGCGGCTTCAGGAGGAGAGTTCACGGCCGGACTGGACGCCGCCGACGCAGCTGGTGCGGCCGATGCCGCTGGAGGTGGGGCAGACCTTGCTGGATCATTCATGGATAACATGAGCGGGGTCGATTGGGTTTCTCTCGGAATTGCAATCCAGAGCCTTCTTGGTGAAAACACCGACACAACATTCGAAGGGCAACCAACATCCACAGTATTTGATTTCACCGGAGAGGGAGACATACCGTTTGAGCCGCGAGTTGGGAATGACCCATGGCAGGGTTATTGGAGAGACCTTATCGGTATCGAACCATCTGCCGGCGAAAAGTGGGACGCATCAATATGGAACGCGATTCACAACGAGAACGGAAGCGAGGATTGGAAAAAAACTTTCGTCAGAACCCCTGACCTTGTAAGTCAGTGGATAGATCCAGCAGGGACGTTTGTTGGCGATACCCTTTCCGGGATTCTTGGTAAAAACGGCGTCAATGAGGATTGGCAGGCGGCCTCAGAGGCCTTGATAAACCCGATCGGCGCTATTACTGACGAAGTTGCCGACATCGGTGAAGACTCCTACATTTGCGGAGCAACTGCAAATCACGTTGGAATGGACCGCAGAGACCTTGCCCTTCTCAACAGAATGTACGCATATGCCCTGGAAAAAGAGTCTCCGAGAGCCAAGTTCTACATGAAGCACGGCCAGGAGCTTGTCCGTATCATGACGGCCTCCGTAGAGGATCCAAAATCATTCTACGCCGAGATCAAAAAGAGCATGCTTATTCCGGTCGTAAACCACTTGAAGGACAAAATGCTTGATGAAGGTCTTGATCTATATATTGACCATTGCATCGCACTAACAAAAGAGTATGCTCCTGAACTATACGAGCAAATTCCACAAGAATAGAAGGGGGTTGCCATGGCAGGCGGCTTGACACCAGATTACGGAATGACATCAAGAAGCATATTCCGCTTGGCAGACATGCTCAGACAGGGAACCAACGATAAATATCGCCACGATGAGGCAATGCCCGTACTCGACCTTCAGTCTGCCAAAGACGATGCTGATCGACAAACCCTGGCAGGTCAACACAGGATTGCCCTTGAGCAGCAGAAGCGCCAGAAGTTTCTCGCCGAACCTGTTGACATTCAGACCGCCATTACTGAATCAAAGCTGAGTCCGGATACGAAACAGAAGCTGCTTCAGGGTCTCCCCAAGGAATTGCTTGGAACAGTGGCCCCCAGGGCTAAAATATTCGAGGCTTATGGAAAGGCCAAGCAGAACATGCTCAATCGAAGGAGCAACGAGAAAATCAACGCACAACGTGCAGCAACCTCAAAGGATAACCGGTCAACTATGGAAAAGGATGTCGACGCTATTTCCAGAATTTATAGGATAGACCGCAAGCAGGCCTATGAGCGCTATCAGAAAGACAAGAACCTTGGAGAGCGCATCAGGCTCTACAACAATGCCGTCGAAAACCTCGACAAGTTCCTGAATGAAGATGAGAAAGAACAGAAACTTAAACACCTTCAGCAGGCATTCGGTATTGATGAGCTGATGAACAAACCTCAGGAACAACAGGTTCAGACTCCACAGAAACCGACTGTCAATCTCGTTTGGGACAGCAAACAAATGAAACTGGTGCCGGCCAAATGATCGTATCCATACCCGATAAAGGTCTTACCGTAGAATTTCCTGATGATATGGATCAGGAAGAAATATCGAGCATTATTCGTCGTGATATTTACGGAGAGACGCCCGAGCCGGCTCGTCTTGATCAACCCGCCTATGACCGCAGTTCGGTGAGGCCAAACCCTGTAAGCGACCGATCGGTTTCAGCCGCGTCCATCCCCGGAATGATGGAGCAGCAAACAAGCCTTGCAACCAATCCGAACAGAATACGACCGATGAACGCCCTGGTTGAAGGCGGCAAGGATGTTGTCAGGGGGTCACTGAACTTCCTTAATGCAGCCAATGAGGCCAAGGCAAGGAATATAGAGGCATCCGGCAACAAGGATCTTGCTAACGAGATCCGCAGGCAGGGCGCGACAGATGTTCTTTACCGTCAGCTTGACGAGAAATGGCTCAAACCGGACGGTACATTCAAGAGACCGGAAGGCTTTAAGGGCTACGTCTACGATGTTGTTCGGATGACGCCACAGGTTGCGTCTCAAATTGGCGTTTCGATCGCCGGGGGGCCGGTGGCCGGTGGCATGTTCATGGGAACGCAGATAGCCGGCCAAACAGTTGATAACCTCGAAAAACAGGGCGTCGATCCAGAAAGGGCATGGAAGGCCGCCCTTGCGAATGCGTTCTCCCAAGCACCCATGGAGCAGCTCGGTATCGGAAAGGCTCTCAAGTTCTGGAAGCCTGGAAAGACCGCTTCAAAGGCGTTACGCGCCATGGTCGAATCTGGCGGCACAGAATTCTTGACAGAGTGGGCCCAGCAATACCCTGAACTTGCTGCAAGAATATGGGCGGCCGGCGAAGGAAAAGACAAGTGGGATCTTCTTAACGAGTTCACGGAAGGATGGTGGGAGGCCACGAAAGAGGGAATGTACCAGGGCCTTGTCGCCGCTCCTCTTGGTGCGGCTGCCGGTGGCGCAGGTGCTGTTTCTCAAATTCAAGAGACTGCAGAACCATCCATTGAGTCCCCGGAAATAAAAACCAAAGCTCCGGTTGTTGACGAGATCCGCGAAAAGACACTAAATGACCTCGTTAAGGGCGAATACACGGTCGAAAACATTCTCGAAGGCCTTGATCAGGTCCCTGATGAATATCGATCATCTATCGAGGCCGCGGTAAACGATTTCGAATCCGGCAGGATAAACAAGCCCGATATCGAAACCAACAAGCCGTTTGAGTTTCCAGAGCATACAGACGCAGAACGGTCGGACATGGAATCAGAGATTGAACGTCAGCGCAATGCACCCCAAACATACTCCATGAATGATCGTATCCAGGCGAATCGTGAGGATACCCAGGCCGCGTTTGACGCAGAAGACATGGCTTACCTTGACAAACTCAGAAAAGAAGCTGGAATGGGCGCCACAGGAGATGTCCCCGGAGCTTCTTTAGATGAGGCTCAGCAGTATCGGGAGATGGCGGCAAGACTTGGCTTGACCGAACCAGCAACACAGACCGCGCTTCCACCGGGTCAGGGTTTCGAACTCGTTGACCGTCCTCGCGGAATGGATGTCGTTCCATCCAAAACAACACAGATGCCTTACACTCCCGAGCCGCAGCCACCAGCGGGCAACCTCCCTCGGGAAGTGCCGGGAGAGCCTGCCCAAGGTTTCCCAGGGCCTGGGCAGGCTCGACCCACCCCTGCCGCCACAGAGCAGGTCGCGGAGACTGTTAAGCCTACCGCCGAAACAACGCCGAAAGGTACGCAGAAGTCTGTTAAGTTATATCACGTTGGGCATAAGTTGGCACAAGGCGAGGACATGAAAGCTGACCATCGTGGATTGGTGTGGTTTAGCCCAGGTAGCAAATACGGTGCAGGCAAAGAAAACGTTCCGACAACAGAAATTATTGTGCCCAGGGATAAGATTCTTGTCATAGAAGATGAAAATGGGGTGGCCGTCGATAATGAAGGCCAAGATGTTATTTCTGCAACCAAAAATGGCTCAAAGTCTGAAATATTTAACGAAGCAAAAAAACGGGGTTATGTTGCAGTACAGCGCGGATATGACGTTTCTATGGAACCGTCTACGGCAAGTAAGTATCTTGCCGCAAAAGCGGAGTCTCCACAATCAGCCGCCACCCAATTCAACGAATCAACCCCCGGAAACGACCTGAAGTTCGACGGAGAACAGGACAGATCTGCGATAAACAAGCCACCTCTTTACGGGTTCACGCCCCAATCCGGTCCTATGCGCGGCAGATCGTTCAGTGTTGAGACACCTACCGCCGAAGCTGTGACCTCTAAATTTAATGAGATGGTGGCCAAACAGTCCGAGTTTGATAAGGAGCGCCCCTTCAGAAAACGAGCGCCGGAACGAAATCCAATCCAAGAGTCATCTGTTGAGCGCGCTGAAGCGGTGGGACAAACACGACCCCAAGAAACACCTGGATCGGCTTGGATAGGGGATCAGCGCAGACCATTCATTAATCCACGCCAGATAAAGCGAGGTAAAAACAAGGGTAAATATTACGTTCAATTGACGGCTGGTCGTGACGCTGACGGGAATATCAATCCCGGAAAACGCCGGATAGTTTATGAAAAGGATATCGTTTCTTGGCCTGAAGAAGCGGCCACCAAACCAGTCACCGAAAATATTGAATCAAAAGAAAAACAGGAAGATAAATCGGCCACCGAAGAGAAGCCCGATACCACCAAAAAAAAGAAGCTCTCCACCAAAACCGAATCAGATTATGTTTTTCATAGGGGCAGCGATCCAAAAACAGCTACAAACATAGTACTTGCGGCAGACGACAGGGAATCTGTTTCCCAATATGGAGATAACGAATATGCGATACCAAAATCAAGTTTAAAGGATGTTCCTGGGTGGGTCCAAAAATTTGCCGAGAAATACTATAAAAAACAATATGGAAGCGAATACGACGAATATCTTGGGCCGAATACAAATCCCGATGACATAGTTAATTCAGCAGACGTTTGGGATGATATGGATTTTGTGGCCTCACTTTGGGATGAAAACGAGACAAAACTTGAAAAATTAATAGATAGCGGTATCGTTGGATTCAAAACGAACGACGGGGCTGTAATTTTACCAGGTGATCACGTTGGTTATATTGTGAACGCAGGCAACTTCGACACCACCAAAACAGAAGTCTCCGGGGCACCCACCGATAAGGTCAAATCCATACTAAAGAACGAAACCGGATCATCACAGATCGCAACCGACATTCTGAATTATGGGATAGAGCTAAAGAACAGTGGCGTTGAAACTCTCTCAAAATTTAGAAGGGAAATGAGAGAGCGCTTTAAAGATATATGGGAAAAAATTAAATCAATAATCAATGACTTGTGGCGTGTTATCAATAATGAACGCGGCGAGATAAAATTAGAAAAAGCACCCGATACGCCCATCAACCCGTTCCTTGAAAAGTTCAAGAATAATATTGATGCCAAGAAGGAAAGTCCGTCTGACGATCCGTCATTAAAGGAATCTCCTGAACCCGAAACTTCAAAAAGGATATGGGACGAATTCATATACCAGGCCCAGGACAAGTTCAACTATTTGAACAAGGCGCAGATGAGAGCGGCCAGGAAAAAAGGGTCGGACCTTCCCGAATACATGGACGCCATCCTTGCAGAGATCAGATACCACGGCATGGTTGGCGCAGAGATAGACGATTCTGAAAATGATCATGTAGTTCCGCTTCTTGACCTGATGAGCAAGAACGGAATCGATTCGGAAATGGCCGGCGAATACCTCGTCGCTCGTCATGCGAAAGAGGCCAACGCCCAGCTTAAGAAAATAAACCTCACCAAGGACGAGGTTGAGGAACAAAGATCAGAGTTGACCGACAGGCTTGATAGGATCAAGTCAGAGCGCTCCAATATCAGAAAGGCCAAACCAGACAAGTACCCAATCGATAAGCGATACAAGCAGACCGAAAAGGCCATGATGGCCACTCACGCAGCTATCGCACGACTCGACAATTACACACCCGTAGAGGATAACACGGCCTTGTCAGGCATGACCGACGAACGAGCCGACGAAATCCTTGCAGAGGCATCCAAGTCGAAAAAAGCGAGAGTTCTTGACGAGATCGGCCGGCGAGTGGACGCCATTACCCAGGCCCAAAGAGACCTTTTGAGACAGTCCGGTCTCGAGAAGGACGAAACAATCGACGCCTGGGAAGCTGTCTATCGCCACTACGTTCCGCTTTTCAGGGAGGGGAAAGACGCCTCTTTACCGAAAAAAGGTCGTGGATTCGACACAAGGGGAGGTCAGAAAAGGCGCGCCGGGTCTACGAGGGAAATAGATTTCGGCAGAATCCTTCCACAAATTGTAAGCCAGTACCAGACAACCATCGTGAGGTCCGAAAAGGCTAAGGTTGGGAGGGCATTTCTTGAATTCGCAAAAGCCAATGAGGGCCCATGGAAGGTTGATCAGGTAGAATACGCGCCGAGTTTTAATTCTGATGGTCTCGTTGTTTATCGCCCAGATCCCCAATATCGCCTTATGGACAACGTGATGGCTGTTCGAATCAACGGCGAGGAGCATCATATCACGTTCGACGAAGGCGACCATGAAGCGATGAGGATCGTTTCGGCACTTAAGAACCTGGATGCAGAAACGAATGGAATATTGGTTAAGTCCCTTTCCAAAGTAACAAGATGGCTTGCCATGGTCAATACCGGTCTCAACCCGGAGTTTATCATCACAAACTTTGGCAGGGATATTCAGACCGCCATTTACAATATGAACGATTCAGAGGCTCACGATATCAAGATGAAGGCCCTGAAGGACGTTCCTGCAGCGCTGAAGGGAATATACCAGGGGCGCCGGAAAGGCATCAAGGATACCGAGTGGGGATCATGGTACGAACGTTTTAGGAAGGCAGGCGGCCAGACCGGATGGGTCGAAAGCTATTCCGATATCAACGCCAGGAGAAGAAGCCTTGAGCGTCAGATAAGGCGCATGAAACCCGATAATTTCCACACCACCTTGAGGGGAATGAAAGCTGTTGGGGATTGGGTCAACGACATGAATACGGTCGTTGAAAATGGAATCAGGCTTTCAGTTTTCAAAAACCTGGTCGAAAAAGGCGCTACGGAAGCCAAGGCCGCCCGGGTGGCCAAAGAGCTTACCGTCAACTTCAACCGCAAGGGAAACATGGGCCCAGCAATAAACGCATGGAAGCTTTTCTATAATGCGTCCATCCAGGGAACCGCCCGTGTGCTGATGGCCACCAAGAACCAGAAGGTTAGAAGGCGTTTCATATATCCGACAATCGCCTTCGCCTGGGCCCTTGACGCCATAAACCGGTCAGTCGGCGGGGATGATGAGGATGGTGAACCCTATTACGATAAAATACCGGATTGGGTTAAGGACAGAAAATTGATCGTGATGCTCCCAAAACAGATCGGCGGCGGTGAAGGAGAATACTTTTCGCTTCCGTTGCCGTGGGGGTACAACGTGCTTCATGTGATTGGGCAAACCCTTGGAGAACTTACCACGAAAAAGAACTTCAAGCCGGTCGACGGAGGATTGAGGCTTGCCCGGGCGACGATCGACGCTTTCAATCCTGTTGGAAACGATATCAGTTTCCTTCAAACGCTGGCGCCGGCACCCCTAATTCCAATTGTTCAGGTGGTTGAAAATAAGGATTGGACCGGAAAAAGAATCCATCCGGAGAACGATATCTATAACCCGAAACCGATGTCAGAGCTTTACTGGTCGTCAGTAAGGGAACCGTCAAGGGATGTCGCCAGATTATTGAATCAGATCGGCGGTGGCAATGAGGCCAAGGTAGGCGTTGAATGGCTCGATATCAGCCCAGAATCGATCGACCATGTTGTTGACGCCGTTGGTGGTGGTATGGCCAAGTTCTTTGCAAGGAGCGCATCGGCGGCCAGGAAATACTCAAAGGGCGAGGATATTGAGTCGTATGAGATCCCATTCGTTCGTCAAGTATTCGGAAAGCCGGGGGCGTCTACCCTATCAAGTGATTTTTATGAGAACATCGACACGGTAAGGGTCGCTGAAAGACAGTATAAGCACTATGAAGACGACAAGGAAATGATCAAAAAGATCATCAAGGACAACAAGTCCGAGTTAAGACTCGGAGAGCTTGCCCGGGACGCATCGAAAGAGGTATCGGAACTCAGGCGGCAAAGATCAGAACTTGAAAGGCGCGGCGAGACTCCGAAATCATCTGATAGGATAAGGAGAATCGACAACAGGATCGAACGCATTATGAGGCGTTTCAACAAAAAGTTCAACGCCAGAGATAAATAGTGTTTACACAATAGTTTGATTTGATATAAATTATAGGCAACAAATAAGGGCCTTGCCCGACCATCGACGAAATGATGGACTCTCGCAACCCGCTTACGGTTTAAGCCGTTGGCGGGTTTTTTTTGTTGCCTCCACAGAACGGAGGAAAATCAAATGACCGTCGATAGCAACACTTTCAGCACACCCATTTCAAGGCAACACGCCGTTGTTCAAACAATCGTATTCAGCGGAGATGAGGCGGCATATGAACTGGATGAACGCCTTGTCGGTTACTGGTTGGCACAGGCAGAGGTCATATCTTCGGCTGATACATCCGTTGCGGTAGCGCTCAACACCGGTCTTGGAGGTGAGATTGGGGCCCTTGCAAGTGATGATTATACCGGAGGATCATTTATCCCGCTTGCTGCAGGGGGGGCGGAAAACAGATACTGCGCCAGGGTTCCGACCATTACGGTGTCCGGTATCGGGAGCGGAACATTCACGGTTGAAATCGTAGCCGAGAAGACGCCTTTCTAATGATTACGTCAAACGAAATACGGAAGCAGTTGAGACAGTTTGATTCTCCATATCCGTGGGGCCTTAAAATATCAAAGACCCCTCAGCTTCTTGACCCTAAATACCATCTCCTGACGCTGTCAGAGCTCAGGTGGCTTGTTCGTGAAGCGATCATGGGGATAGCAAACTACATGGGTGTTTCAGAAGAAAGTCTTCCAGGCCTATGGGTTCAGTTCAAGCACGATTGTGACGACTTCGCTGGCCAGATGGTGTCGTTTTCCAACATGGCATGGGCGAAAAAAGAAGGCACAACGCTTCCACCGGCAGTTTTCAGGATCATAGCAGAGCTTTCGTCAACAATACACGCCTACAATATGGCATTCACAGACAATGGGATATGGTTTGCCGATCTAACCGTTGGCGTGAATATATGGTCTATCGATTCAAACAAACCCAAGATCATAGGATTCGGATAATGAAAAAAATTACTATACTGGCACTTGCGATCATCTTACTTGCTGGGTGTTCCACATTCAGGGACATCGAACGGGCTGGTGCACCACCTGCACTTCCAATGCCCCAGCAGATGACGGCCGCCCAGAAGGCAAGTCCGAGCGGAGACACAACGAGAGTTATCGTGACTCCTGATGATGTCTATGACATTGCGGTAGCCAATGCCGGCGCCGGATCGGTAGAGGTCCAGGACGAGGCATTTACGGCCGGCAACTTCAACGCCGACGCTACTCATGCCGTATCCCAGGATGATTTCTATGACCGTATGCACCTGTTCGATACCGACGATGATGGATCGTTTGCCGACGAAGCTTGGTTGACGGCTTACCTTACGCCAGCAGAGCTCACCACTGCGCTTGGTGCGGCATACGACACAGAGGCAGAGCTTGACGCCCTGTTCGCGGCCAAGCAGGATGCCTCAACAGCGGCCACCGACGCCGAGATTGCCGCCCTTGAGATCGATGACATTCAAACCGCATTGGGCATTTCAACGGGAGCGACTCATCTCGGTGAGTTCACAGGGTCAACGATTACCGACAACCAAACGGTCAAGGCCGCTATCCAGGAGCTTGAGACCGCTATCGAGGCGGGTGGTGCCGATGCCTTCACGGTAAAGGTGGATGCCGGCGCGACCGCAGGTTATCTCGGGGCAGCGAACAGCGACGGTGTTTTGAGAACCGATGGAACCATTGTCACCTATGCAGATGGCGGTGATTACGTCACCATTGGGGTTCATGCCTATCTGGTAGACATCGCCGGAATAACGGCCGCCCAAGGCGATATTATCTATTTTGATGGGACCGATTGGGTAAACCTCGGACCTGGGCTTGCCGGACAATACCTTAAGACCGGAGGGGCGGCGGCCAACCCGTCATGGGATGACCCTGCCGGATCTGGTGATATCACGGCGGTCGGGGATGCTGCATCAGGCTCGGCATTCACCGCAGATGGTGGTGGAAATTCCCTTTACTTTGAGGGAACCACAGCGAACGCCTTCGAAATCCAGCTCACAGGCGCAAACCCGGATGCTGATTACGTTGTCACGATACCGGCAGCCACAGGGACCATCCTCCTAACAGATGGCGTAGGAACCGCTCTGACAGCTCTGAACGGCGAGAACATCCAGGACGATACGATCGATGACGATTCCATAGATTGGTCCGATGTCACGGCGGCCGATATTACGATGACAGACGCCACTATCATCACCGCCAGCGGCCTCATTACCGCAAATGCGGGTCTTACCATAGCCACCGGCCAGGCCCTCACTGTGGGCGTCGTACAGTGGGATAACGGGTCTGATTACATCGACGGGGAGAATATTGCAGATGATACCATCGACGATGACTCGATAGATTTCGCCGATGTTACCCTGAACGACCTAACGTTCGATGTCGGATCAGTGAGCAAGACTGAATTTGGATACCTTGACGGTGTTACCTCTGCAATTCAAACCCAGATAGACGGAAAAGAGGCCACCGACGCCGAGATTGCACGTTTTGACACCGCGGATACGGTTGGAGCCGATTGGGAGTGGCAAGACGGAATAGCCATGTCTTTCGGTAACGATAATGATTGGGAGTTGGCCTATGACGAAACCACTGACGACAGATTGGAGTACACGCATACCGCAGGAGCCGGTGCAGACGTATATTGGGATTTGAACGACAACGCGGCAAACTCTGTTTTCACGGTAACAAATTCGGATGGAACCTATGACGCTGTATTAACCGCAGATCAGCTTTCAGTCGGTGGCGGCGGTATGACCGTTGACGGTGACGGCGACACGGTTGTCAAAACGCTGCAAATTTCTGGAGCCTCAGGAACTACCGGAGCGGTTAGGATTTACGAAGATCCAGCCTATCAAACAGAATACCGGGGATGGCTTGCCCAGGACAACTTCACAGCATCGCTCGACTTCCGATTCCCGAACGCGGTCCCGACAGCTGCAAATCAGTTCATGGTGTTCGGGGTGCCGTCATCTGATATCTCTGATATAACGTTTGCCGGGCTTGACACGACATATTTCGATGTGACCTCAATCACTTCAATTGATACTCAATTCAAGGGCGTTGCTGCTGGAACTGTTCACACGAGCCTCGCTGCCTCGCAGGTGATGGTTGACACGGACGGTATTACAGACCTGGCGCATGATCTTTTGGTCTACTCTGATGGTACAACGGATTACATCGTTTTATCGCTGGCCGAGGCCGACATTCCCTCTACCGGAGAGGATGATTATGTTGTCTCCTACGACGCAGACGCCAATAAGTTTTACATGGCAGCCGGCGGTGGTGGTGGCTCAGTTGCCTGGGACGATATAACCAATCCTGATGCAAACGACGAGATTGATTTTGGTGCATACGTTACCGAGCTGAATGTCGATGACCTTAGAATCGGAGACGGCGGTTCGAACTATGCTAAGTTTTCCGGTTCTGCCTTAACTTTCGCTGGAACCTATTCGATAACCCTACCTGCCGATTCGGTGGATTCGTCTCAGTATGTTGACGCCTCTATTGACGATGCACATCTAAACAAAGGGTCCGGCGCTGGCCAAATAGACTACTCCGACTTTACCACGGGAAACATCTCCACCTCTGGCACCGCAGCCACTGGCGTTTTGACCGTTACCGGCGTTATTAACACCTCCGTAGGATTGGACGGGGTCGGTGCGGTCGACATGGACTATGGAAGCGCTGATATAACAGATCACACCTTTGTTTCAGATGGTGGTACGTTCGTTGTAGATGGCGGATTTACCGCTGGTGCTAATTCCGATATGGCCGACTACGACATCACATCGGTTGATAAGCTTGAGGGTGTTGATTCGGCGGTATTTATCGACATTGGGGCTGACGGCATAGTACAAGTTGCCGCGGATACCGCAATTCACCTTGACCTTTCCGATGAAACGATAACCCTCGCAGACGGAGGGGCTAACCAGATAGATATATCAACCGACACGGGTGTTGATACGATATACGCAAGCGGTATATCCATAGCTGCAAGAGCGCTCACCCCTACGGTTGCCGATCCTGATACGTGGACAATGAGCGGAAAAAATATGTACGGCGGCACATGGATAGCAAACGCTGCCGGAACAGGTGGTCTTCCGGCTGTAACCGCAGGTATGCACTTCACTGTTATAGTTGAGGGTGCGAATACGGTCATTATTGATCCGAATGCTGCCGATACGATTTACCTTGACGGCGCAGCGGAAACCCAAGACGAAAACATTACCACGGACGGAACCAGTGGTGCCGTTATCGCCTGTCAATATCGAAGCGCTAATGCTTGGTCTTGCACTGGTGACGGCCTTTGGGATGGAGCAACAGACTAATGAAAAAGCTGATATTCTTTCTACTTTTAATCCCGTTTGTTGTTTGCGCAAGCCCTCTACAGCAGTCTTATTTAAGGGTTATAGCGTCTAAAATAGCTAATTCTGGCGGAGGTACAGAAATACCTACCCCAACCGCACGGTGGCAGTTTAATAACAATCTCAACGATACTGGATCAACCTATAATCTGACAAACTCAGGTACAGTGACCTATGATGCCACGAACAAAGCGGAGGGGTCACACGCTGCTATTTTTGATAATAATATCTACGCATACCATGCCGATAATGCAGCGTTCGAGCCGGGAGCCGGAGATTGGTCCCTATCTGTAGTGTTCCGAGCAACATATTTGGTTGGATCTGATTTGGCTA